TTACGTGAAATCTGGATGTCGTTAAATAATGTTCCGAATAATGCAACATATCTACGAGTTGTTTGATGATAAAATCTATTTCCGAACATTACCAGTTTGTCTCCCCAAACGGATTACCTTCACTGAAATCAAGAATATTATCAGCAGTATTTTCTATTACAAAATTATCAGCGTTCTCTCCAACATCTTGTGTAACAATGTCAATTGCCGTATCAATACCAGTATTTTCGTTTGTTACAACTGTTTTATATTTGTCATAAAGATTATCAACAGCTGCAATGCCTGTTGTAAACCTTTCATTGCTGTATTCAAATAATTCACATTTAAGATCATATGTTTGCAATGATCCTATTTGATAGAATATCGCTTCGTGTTCAACATGATCAATTTTAAATATTTTATTGTTTAAAGGGAAGTAAATCAAATCACCTTCAAATGGACGAATCCTCTCAACATCTTCAACGAGTCCTACTTCTTGTTCCCACGTTCTATTGGCGACAGTCAATGTCATCGAATCACGAATTTGTAATCCAAATTTAGATAGGAAATCACCTTCACCTTCAAACCCATCGACATTTTTAACATACATTTCAATTTCAAACGCCGTGTTATATGCAGGAAGATCATCTTCATTTAATAAATCATCATACCCACCATCAATAAATGCGGGTTGACCCACGTTTGTGTCTACAGGTGATTGGATTGTAACTGTCGGAGCAGTCACATAACCGCTACCTGCATTATCGATTGTGATGGTTGTAACCACACCACGAACAATTGTTGCAGTTCCTGTCGCCGTTGTTCCGCCCTCAGGTGCATCACTAAACGTAACTGTAGGCGTTGCAAGATACCCATATCCGTGCTGATCGCTCAAAAATGTAACAGAATCAACTGCACCATTATCAATAGAACATGTCAATGCTGCTCCTTCACGAGGAGTTGCCTTTCTCGTCACTTTTGTTCTGGGTATATAAAAGCAATCTATTCCGAAGATTTTTATCGACTCGACAACAAGGTCCTCAATAAGCGACTGCTCCATCGAGTTTTCATAGTTTTCGAAATAATAATTTTTAGCCATGAAGCTATCCTATCATGTCCATAACGGGCAAAGAGTATGAAGTAATCATATCCTCTTCCAACCGTTGTATTTCCTCTCGAGCATCGTTTAAAATTTGTTCGCCGTTAAACTGCACATTACCAGGTAACGTCATGCCGTTAAATTTAGTAAGGTTTGAACCCCACTGATACTTGATCTTCGCTGATGCATAATTTTGTAACCATCGATCTTTATAAACATCTTGATAAACTTCAGGATCAACGATTTTGTATGCTTCAACAGCAACAAAGGTGCCTATATCTAATCGACTGTGTTTCGTATCAAGGTGCAGTTTATTCACGTTGCGGTTGTATCGAATAGGCGTCATGCCCACTAACAATTCTTCCATGAATTGAAGATTTTGCATCGACATGTAAAAATGTGTTAGATTATAGTTGACAATATCGTGTAGGTTGTTCAGAACAAATTGATATTGAACATTGAACATGCCTGAACCAGCGGTAATGTTAGACCCCAAATCAAAAACCTTAACTGCGCCAATGATGTTTTCGGGCATCGTAATATAACCTGCTTCATGCAATCCTTTATAAATTGAATTGATGGCAGTCGGTGTACTTTGACTTGTACTTGTTACGTCTTCACCTGACTGGAAAGGTTTATCTTCATCAATCAAAGTTTTGTAATAGATATTATTATCTTCAATTGAAATAATCTTTGCACTACCAGTGCTCGTTGCACCCGTTATAGTATCATTAACAGCAAAACCTGTCGCATTAGCAACAGTAAGATATGATCCTTTTAATTCATGCTTGTGATAAATTCTTTCGGCACCATCGAAATGATAATCCCAATAATAAGACAATGCCTCTTCAACACGATCATCAACTTGATCTTGGTCAACATTAATCTCAATGACTGGTTTACCTAGTTTCCTAAGGCACCACTCTTTGAATTCTTTTTTAGTTGTTGGCTGTGCCATTATTGTCTCCGATTAAACTTTAATTCTTAATTCGCCTGATGATGTCTTATAAACCGCACCATCAGGTAAACTACTTGCGGCAGAATTGTTCGCATGAGTTGGAATGCCAGCAAGAATCAATGTGCCGTTAGTAAATGTGTTTCCTGTAACTTGCAATACATCTGTAGCGGTTGCGCCTGCTGTCGCAGTATTAACTGCTGATGCTCCAACAATAACTTTTCCATTGTAAGGTGCTAATCTAATTAATCCTGTATCATCAAAATCGATTCCGGGAATACCTGAAATATCAGAAGCACCAAACAATGTACCTGAAAAACTATTACTAATTGAAAATAGTTGCCCCTGTGATCCGGAAAAGTTTAATGATCCGTCAGATTGCACGCTCATTGTTACAGGTGTGTTATTGGCGCCAGTTAAAACAATTTTTGGATTTCCACTGGTATTTGTTTTTGGCTGTATGAGTATATTTTTATCAGAATTCGCCATATTATGCTCTTAAAATTAGTTTATTTAAGTATTTATACATTACAATCTGTCATTAAGAAGGTGTAGGAAGTTTTGAGTAAAGGTTTGCAAATGAATCTACAACCTGCGAATATGTGAGTTCACGATTCCATGTCAATATAGGTCCCATAACACCTATAAAAGACATCGCTGGCCTGTAAGCGGGAGTGCCTGTTGTCGGGTCAAGGCCAATTGTGCCTATAGCCTGTGGCACTGCATTGGAATCACCTTCATTCACTTGTTTATCTTGCTTTATACGACTCGCATTCACATAAAAATTTGTATATGGATATAAGCCACCTTGCTTGTCCGCTGTTAATGTTAGCGCTTGCCATGCACCTGAAGAAACCTCATTCGCACCATCACTCTGTAAAATATTTCTATAAGATACTGTTGATATACTATTAACATAATATCTCCAATCATAAGTAGATTGAAGAGTCGCAGACTGTTGCCTAGTATAATTTCCATCTAAAAAGAATTGAGATCTTTTTAAATTAGTGGCACCCTTTTCCGACAAAATATTAATTGTATTATCATAATCAGACCCACTATACAAATTTTCCTCGTTGTATATTAACGGCCTGTTGATATAAACCCACACTTGAATTGTGTATCCCGAATCCGCCCAAAGGTCTATGTTAAACGTGCTTGCAAGATCTACAAAATATTGAGATCCATAATTAGTCGCTGCTGTCATTGCAGGAGTCGGAAAATCTAAATATCCGTCAGCATTAAGCATTGTTGCGTCTGATACAACTCCATCAATATCACCCAATATCGAACCGTAATTAGTAGATGATGAAGCAGAGTTTCTGACCTTATCATTTGTTTTAGGATTTCTTGGATCCCACATATGAGATATATCGTCTAAAAATTCTGGTTCGATTGGTCCGACTTTAACACCCATGATTGACTCCTAAGGTTGATACCTTGGTTTGTAAAAATTGTATGCATCCTCAAATTCTTTCTGGGATAAAATTTTATTCCATATAGCCATAGGTCCAATTCTTCCTCGGAATTGATTATGGGCAGATATGTCATCACCACGACCACCTAAAAAGTTAAAATTGCCATTTGAAAGCGACTCATACATTTTCTGATTTGAGTGTATCACCTCACCATTAGCGTACAACGCATTAAATGGTCGAGTCGATGAAATGTCAGTATTCAACATTGATGTTAAAGTAGACCCACCTTGATATGCTTCTGCTTGCCTTCTACCTATAGTTGTTGTCCCTTGTTCGTAAATAAGACAATGCCATTGCCCTGTAGCAAGATAATCACCCTCTGTTTCAACAGGATCACCATTATGATCAGTGCTGCTTGAAGCGGCAAGTGCCTTTCTAATCACATGTCGATTATACAATCTTATTGAAGTAGCTTCAGTCCCGCCTGCATTTAATGTTCGACTATTGTTTGAATAATCTGTAATAAATGGTGACGAACTGGACAGCACGAATCCATTATCTTGGGCATCGCCCCAAATCAAAACATCTTCGTTCACAGTCAATGTTGGTGAAAAATACACCCAAATCATAGCTGTACCCATCCTATAGTTTTTGTATCTAGCGCTAGTCATGTTACCTGAAAAACTTAATCCTGGTGGCGTTTTACTCTCAAACGGCGATGTAAAGTCATTTTGAGGGTTACCTGGAACACCACTTGAAAAATTAGGCCACCCAAAATCCTGAGCCGCAAAAAACCCAGCATCAGGACCAGAACCAGCACCTTCAAAATTTATAAAATCATCTGAATGTGTTGTCGCCGCTATAAATTGTTGTGCTGAATTATCCCATCCGAACGAAAAATAATTTTCGTTTCTATTCACAATGCCATCTGTTGAATTGCCAAAAGCAACCCCCAAAGAACTCATTCGTTGCCCGGCAATGCCGCTATCACCAAATCCATATACTACTGTTGATGAAGTAGCTCCAGCAAAAGTTTGACTGCTTGAATCGGTCTGTACGCAATTAGGATGTGCAGGATCGATTAATAATTTTAATTTATCTGTAGGAAAACTCATGACTAAAACTCTGTATCTTGTGTTGTGAACCAAAATGCATAGAATTTTACTTTATCGTCCTCATCGAAAGTTTTGTTTGGACCCCAACTGGCGACAGAATTGGCATCATTTGTGCCGTCCCAATTTGCTATACCCCAAATATCGCTTATAGATGAGGATCTGTTTCCATGAACAAACTCGCCTGGCTTCCAACCCCAAACTCCTCCATCGCCAGACATTCTATTAGTTGTATTATTCCAGAAATATGACCCGATTGTTTTACCGCAATTGGTCGAAAATGAATATCCTTGTTGTGTATCAGTATTTGTAACATTCGGATCATCATCGACAAACTCAGTTGTTTTTTGTATATATGGATTATTGATGCTGCTAGGTTGACCATTGAGTGTATAATACCCAGATACATCATGAGTAAATCCATGGATTAAATGTAAATCATTGATGTCCCTAGAAGTCGAAGAACTTCCCAATTCTTCGAATAGACGAAATACATCCTCTGGGCTATTTGGAGCAGGATCCGATGGGCCTAATCTGGGTTCTGCTGATCCTGCAGCATTTGTTTCTAAGACAAACATATATGTTGTACCTAGGTACCTGTCGTCTGAGAAACCAGCTAAACCTAAACAAATTCGGGGATACGCCTCCCTATCAGGACGAGTATTGAGAGAAGTATTAAACGATGATAATATTTCATATTTTAAATCAAGTTTCGGGTCATTCCAGCATCTAGGATTTACTCCTGTATAAGGAGTTGCTCCGCCAAATCCAGTACCGTTGTCTTGTGCTTTAGTCGATGACCATCCAACTGAAGTCATATTTCCGTCATATGCAGTTGTTGTGTCTCTAGGTAAATCGACAGCAACATGATCTTGATCGATGACTGCCCAACAAGAAATTGTAACATTACCATATTGCACACCTTGTAGTGCTTGTGTAACCGTACCTACAGAAGTTTCTGATGTAAAATCTTTTAACGCTTCATCAATTTGTTTTGGCGCATATGCATCCTTTTTGTAAAAGGGTAATCCTTCAAGATGACTGTTGGGATTATCAATCGGCACCACATCAAAAGTTGATTTCGTGGTTTCATATAATTCTGCGACTTCTGTTGTGGTCAATTCGACATCTTTCCATCCCATAAAACTTGCGACATCATAATTAGCACAATGGTCGTTAAATTTGTCCTGATTGTTATTACCTTCAGTTGTTCCTGATCTTGCTACCAAATGCTGGTCAGCACCGATACCGCTAGGACTGACCTCTGTGTATCCACTGCCTTGATGCCACGCTCTCCCTATATATCCTAATGCATTCTTGGTTTGAGTACCTTGTCCTATTATAGGTAATGTGCTAGGAATAATGTTATTAACTTCTAAATTAGCATTATTAGACTCTAGAGGAATTTCAACACCGTTGTAATAAATTGCAACTTTATTTGATGAAACACTATATGTCACACCTATTAAATTCCAAGTATTCAGTCCTTTGTGCAAAAGATCAGGTATTTGTTCGGTTGTCGCTATGCACAAATCCGCAGAGGGTGTTTCGTCATAATCTACCGGGAGATCAATCGATCTAACTTTCATTCGGATTCTTCCCCACCCTGCTCTTCCTATAGTATCGTCTACTTCGTTTTCATTTCCTACTATCTCGAGACAAAAATGTCCGAAATCAAATAAAGGTTGTTCGGCTGCAAGTTGATAAGTAGTGTTATGCATCCCAGGAAAATGTCCGTTACCTCTTACCCATACGAAACCCGAGAATTTAGATGCGCTTTCGCCGCTTTTTCCAAACCCGAACTCGTCAGTAACAGCGCCAAATGCACGATTTTCATCGAATTGATAGATTGCTGCATTTCCATTAGCAATAACGCCTCTACATTGCATATATCCGGGTTGAGTTATTAAAGGTTCATATTTAACAGGAGGAAATTCTGATGTTTTTTTGTATGCGCCATCAGTAGTATTTGAAGCAGTTTTCAATTCACAAATTACAACATCATATAGACAATTTTTACGCACCCTTTTATAGCCTGAATATTGCCTAACATCGGACGGCCATGAATCTGCATATCCGTTAGCAGTATTACCTTGATTTGTCATATACGCATATTCTGCCAGGAAAGTGTGCGAATTACTACCATTGGAGCTTGTGCTGGTTCCCTTTTTTCTTTGCCATATCGGAATGAGCCAACAAGTTCCATCAGGCCTGCCTTCAAGGACTGATTGAGTCCACCCACCTTGGTCGCCGCCTTCAGGTGGGGTATTAGTTGTTTGATACCACCCTAACAACTGCCCAGTTTTTGTATAGACATATACTTCGTATTCCTTATCATACTCTTTTTTCCACAACCTTCCGTTGCTTATGCGGCAATGATAAAGTTCGGCATCGCTTTTCTGGGCGCCAAGTGCTGTATCATCATGTAAGTAAAATTCGTTTTCATTAGTAACATCTTTCGCACTTACCGAATTGGTTATGCCAAACATAGTAAATACCATGTCTCTAAAAATTATATAATCACTAGGTGAGTCAGATTTTTCGTCAGCAATTAAAGGGGTGTATGCTTTCCTGAACTCGTCTATTTTATATTTTGGTTTCGGAAAAGTAGTATTACTTTTTGCGGGTCTTATGGCGTGCCATGTTGTGCCGACTCCCGTGTTAGTAGTGTTTACAGCAGTATCTCCTGCAGTTGCATCATGATCAATATACAAACTATTCTTATATAAGTTAGGCATGGGATTATATGCAACCACAGGACCTATTTCAAATTCGCCATAATCTTCAAGGTCTGTAGAAGCCGGCCCATCATGATGAACACTTCTACCTTTTACAGAAACAATATCACCTATTTTTAAAGCACAATCTGATTCAACTCCGTGCTGTCTAATACCGTTGCTTTCAACAATTTGATCCCCTACAACAACACGCCATTTTAATTGTGATAAACCTGGACCTTGTTGATTCGAATCAGAAGTATCAAAAGTCGAATTTGTACGATAAATTGCAGCATACATTGGTTGCGCAGGTCGACCATTTATCAACCCGAAATGATCTGCAATTTCATATTGTGCATTATATCCTCTTTTAGTCGACTGAGCAGAAGTAGGAACATTCTCTCCACCATTATAGTTTGCCCAATACCTAGGTTGGATCCAAGTCTCATAAACTGAGGGCGAATAATCAAAATGGGTGCCACCCTGGTAAATACCCTCATTAAAACCAGTATAATTATTCATTTGCCCAAGGGTTGTGTTATACCCACCGGTGCTGCTAGGTGTTTGATCAGGAAATTCAGCGGCACCTATAGCTTGGTATGACCCATCTAAAAAATTTGACCTAACTGCTCCGGTGTCATTATCAATATTATAGTCACCCCATCGCTCAAAATACCAGTCACCTTCTATTGGACCCATATTCTTATTGGTTCGCCATGCTCTGTCGCCACCGTGGTTAAGCCAATACAGGTCAGGAGCTGACAGTGCTAAACAATCATAATTATTGCCGCTAAGGTCCTTATAACTTGTGCCGCATCTAAGACCCATTGCCCTGATTTCGGCGCTAGAAGTACCACTAGCGACATAAGCGGCATGCCAAGCAGGATCAATAAATGCGTTTAGTTCATTTTGAATTTCCAAGGCTGAGGTGCCATCTATGACCTCATGAAAATAAGGTGTGGATAATTTATCGATAATATCTGACCCATTGCATTTTGGATTAGACATATCGTAATATATTGTTAGATCATCAAATCTAGGTATAGTACCCTTATGCTTTATACCCATTATACATCCTCATATTCAACTACCAATTTGTCGATGTCTTTTCGTTCTGCAAATACGGTATAGAAACAATTGATGTTTTCATTATCGTTGATTATAACCTGATTGTCAGTTATGTCCTGAACATAAAGATCTTGCGAATGACCAATAGGTGTGAGATTTACAGTAATTGTATTTTCATCAACTAATCCTAACCAGTAATCAGGTAATTCAATGACATTATCATCTTTTAATCGACCACGAACATATACGCCATTTTCAGGTCCTTCCAGACAAGTGTATTGTAATTTCATGCCATCTTTTGTAGGATGATCAATCAAGAACGATTTGCTTGTTGCAGTCAAGGTGCCGGTGCTTGGATTAAATTTAAGGCTTGTATTTGTTAAAGGATCTTGATTTGATCCTGGAGTACTCACAGCATCTTCGGCAAACACAATGTAATGGTCTGCGTTAGCTGATGCGTTGACAGTGGTTATAAGCCCGCCGCCCATGCCAACAAGAGCAACTGTACCTGTTTCATCTGGGAACGTAATTGTTCTATCAGCAGTAGGTGCAGTAAATGTTACTGTTGTATCGAAACTTGCACCCTTATGAATAATATCAGACGAACTTTGCAATAACAACCCGTCAGTGGTTACACTTATTCGTCTTTCTGTAAGTGCATTTGCTGGTTTAGCACCGTTTGAAACATCGAAGTCAATATTTCTTTGACCCCAAATACGAATACCTGACAAATTATCAATCGTTGTATCACCATTAGTATCTTCACTTTGCTTAGTTGTTATTTCACCCATGCACGATTGAGTTGAATCGTTTTTAGCACTACCCACATTCATAAATGAAATCCATGGGTTTGCTGCTGCGGTTGTTTGATCGTTAATCTCTAACAGTAACACACCACCGTTTGCATGATCACCTTGAGTTGATCTTGCAAATTTAGCAACTGAACCCGCTGTTGCACTTACTGCCTTTAATGCTAAATCATTTTCATCGAAAGCATCTAACGCACCGCTTGTTGATGTGTTGTTTATATCTAAAAATGCGCCGCTGGCATTATATGAAGGAGAGTTTGAACTTGCAATTACTAATTCATCAACAGCACTTTGACTAACATTGATGTTATTCGACCCTTTAAAGGTTACAGTGTCACTGCTGTTGGTGTTGCCAGATATACCTTGAATTGTTAAGTCAACATCACTTGAATTTGTTGAAGTTTCTAAACTATATGTAGTTCCTGAAATGCTTCCGCCATCTACAGTTATCTTTGCATTTGCTACGCCAGGATTTATAGCTGTAATATTAACTGATACACCACCGGTACCAGCTATATCAATCGTATCAGCATTGGCTGTGCCAGTTTCTTGTAATTGAAAAGATCCTGTGTTTGTACCTGCAGTGACAGCTAAATCATATTGCGAATTTGTGACACTTCCTACTTGTTCATATTCTACGGTACTGACAGAACCATCAGACATGATAAATCCAATATCTGTGCCTGTTGTTGCACCTGTTACTAAAAATCCTGTCGACTCAAACTTTTTATTTGCTTTAAACCTGTGCTCAGGTGCAGAATTAGTTTCCCATATAAGTTGAGGAGTTAAATTTACAGGTGTTCTAGATTCAGGAACATTACTTGAGGCGGTATGTTGAGATTGACTAACGAATTCAGTATTTGCTCCTGTTAATGATGAAGGATATTCGCCAAATGTGAATCCTGCAAGTGATGCTTGCGTTGATGTTGTGGCACCATCAGCGAGTTGTATATTTTTATCAGCTATAGTTAAAGTTGTAGAATTAACTGTTGTCTGCGTTCCTAATACTTCAAGGTTACCATTAATCGTGACTGTGCCACTATTAGCAGTGTTTCCTACTCTTGCAGGATCTAATATTAATGTTTGATTCGTTCTAATTATTGTTGACGACTGGGAGGTATTGCTAGGATTTAAACTTTCATTATCTACAGCCTTACCTATTTGAATAGTTGCCGTTTGCCTACCTGAAGGTGATTGTGTATTTTCTTTAAGTCGTAAAACCAGCGCATCATCATCCGTGGGCTGTGTTAAACCACTGTACCCACTGAAATCTCCCTGTCCTACGATAAAATCAATTTTACTCTGATTTCCATTACTGATAGGTGCAGAATTCCAATCAGCATATATTTGGTTATTTACACCAGTACTGGTAGTATGCCAAACAATTCTTTTTTCATCTTGTAATTGTAATGTTTCGCCGAGTTCAATACCGCCATCTGTAGAAAACGATGGCACAGCAATTGCCTTACCTCTATCAGATGTGCCAGTAGTGCCCGCACCTGAACCTGCTCCATTCGCTTTAAATAAAGTTCCTTGAGCGTAAGTTATCCCTGTAACAAGTACAGGGTTATCATCAAGCGCTTCCCAATTCTCTAGCCCAATTTGTGTTATTTTATATACGGTTCCAGCAACAAAACTTCCAGATTCAACTTCAACATCGCTTACATCTTGTGTATTTGATAATTCAATGGGGCGGTCAGAAACCATACCTACTTGCAATGTTGAATCTAAACTTGACGCTGCTTGCGCTAGAGAAACAGTGCTTGTTGTTGCCCCGACAGCAATACCTAACTTATAATCGCCCGAACTTCCTATTTCCTCTAATTCAAGATCTTCACCTATAGCAATTATTCGTCTATCGCCTGCACCAGTCGTCATCAAAAAGGAATTGGTGCCTTGGTTGCCTGGTAATTGAGTAATATTGTTGCTAGGTATGCCAAAGTTAGGTTCCGCCTGATCCAGTGACAGATATGTATATCTATCAGACAGAACATCACTAGGACTTGTTGCCCTTACACGACCCGATAAGTAGTTACTTGCGAACTTACGCATTTAATGTTTCCAGAAAACTTAATGTTAAATCTAGTGCGCTCGGACCATCATTATTTTCGATGAATCCTATCAGGCTATCACCGGCTTGTAACACAAGCTTGCCTGTCGCTAAATTTACCGCATCATTTGGCGGAACAACCAACTGTTTAATTAATATATTTTCAGTAGCGTCCTTTTTCAATTTTAATGTGACAGTAACATCAGCATTAGGACTTTTGATATTTGCTGCTTGCGCATTCAAAACAATTGCAGTATATCCTGCAGGAGCAGTATAGATCAAATGAGGATCAACTCCTAAAACATCAGGTTCGTCTTCGTCGAAAAAAGAATATTGTAAAGATTTAAATGTATTTAATTGTGCCATTTCTAATTGCCTTCGATTGCTAGTATGTAAGGAGTCATAACAGAGAACAATGATCTGTTAAATGTATCCCCTTCAATGGTTCCGTCAGTTCTATTTATACGCATTCCAGATCCAATCCTGAAATCACCTTTGTGATCAGTTGATGTGAAGTAAACTGCGCCTAAGTTTGTTGTTTCGTCAAAAATGACTTCGTTTTGTGTTTTCGGGAAGTCATCTGTTCTGGGTCTATTATACAAATCATCTGTATTACTTGTTAGACCCTGAATTTCTGTGCCTGTACCTACATATTCAAATGTCATCGAACTCGCTGCGATTAAACTTCTCTTTTTAAAGTCAACAGTGAATCTTAAATCACCGTTTTGATCAGGAAGGAAATTATCACGTACATTTTCAAGCGGTATCACACGATAAATGTCAACATTAGATCCCACATCAGTTTGAATTATTGATTTCTGTGAATTGATTTGAGTTGACGCTGTTATCAAATCACTTGCAATTCCGCTTGTACCTAATGCTGAAGGTTGTGTGACAGTACCATTTTGAATATGGGTAATTATAATATTCATCAATGAATCTAAAAGCGTCTCTAAACTGGTCCTAACAACGCCTGCACTTAAAGACATTATAGCAGGGATTGCACTATCTCTCATATACTCATACGCCGCAATAGTTGCAGTGGCTTGACCGGTCGCTAATTGCGATACAGATGATTCATTTCCGTTTGCATCGAATGTTGTTATGAAATAACTTTCTGCTGCTCTGATTGATGCGGTATTTGTATTATACATCAAGTCGTATGCTAGAGCATCAACAATAAATCGTATATCTCTTCCGCACTTTGTTTGATATGAAGTACTAGTCAACCCAACAAAATCTGGATTGCCATTAGTTCTTTGTGCTTCGATATAGCCAAACACATTGGCTACAATAGCATCCTTAGAAGATATTAAATCGTCTTTTGTTGTCACAGTTGTAGTGGTAACATTTAATGTATTGGGTAAAAATAATTCATCTGCAACACCATCACCCGGAGCAGTTACACTGACTGTTCCATCTTCGAAGATGTGAATAATCTCATCAACTGCTGCTCTCACACGATGATATGCTTTATCAGATGCGCTAACGTCAGACAACTGTGACAATGTTCTTTTAACATCTAACATTGCAGCCAATGTAGGTGCTTTTTGATCTGTATTCGTTACTGTTGTGTATGCGCTAGCACGTTGATATGAAATGCCAGTATAAACAGAGTTAAAGTTTGTGCCTAATAACATATCATCTCTAACAGCATCAATGATCAAACCAACGTCACGCTCACACTTATCTTCATTATAATAGAAACCTGGGGTTAATGTGTGTGTTCCAGACATACCTGCATTTGAAATTGTTTTTACGACATCGGTTCCTGTCTCATAAAAATTTCTTTGAGCTTCAGATAATCTAATGTCAGTTCCGTCAACTTTAATAACAAAATATACTTGCCCAGATATTAAACCTGAAATTGGTGTACCGGTACACGAATACTTAACAGGTTGACCTTGAACTAATCCGTGACCTGTAATACCAGGAACATCAATAATTGCACCTGCAGTGTTTTTCGTTTGGCGTTGCAAATTTTGTATAGTTTGCGTGGTATTGTCGATGTCAGCGCTTTCTACAGATAATGGTAAGAATCCGTTATAATCTGTTATTTCAAAATCAACAGACGCTTCGACACCTTCAACAGAATAGTAAAAATTATCATCTATTCCTGTATTGATAATAACCCAATCAGTTGTTGCTTGTCGTAATTCACGCTTGTTATCGTCAATCGTATTTTTACCGATAATGCCATCGCCTGATGCTGGGAAAGTTGGCAATATCAATGCAGGCAACGCCTCAAGATCTTCATCTTCAATCATGTCTTTGATTATTATAACAAGATCATGCGCTTCAAGAGATACGCTGACAGATGTTGTTTCGCCACCTGTTGCTTGTTGAGCATTTGTTGCTTGCGAGGCAGGGTTACCTGAACTTTTTGTTATAGATGTATTTGTTATCACATCTCTGACAACATCTGCTAAATGGTCATATGCATTTACTGTTGATGTTACCTGTGCGGCCGTAGGAAGTTGTGCAACTGCACCATCAAAATAACTTTTAGCAGCAAGTAAGGTTGCAGAATTTCCGCCATACATTAAATCATAACACAAAGCATCAACGATGTAACCAACATCTCTTTTGCATTTATCTTGATCATAACCTGCAGGAGGATTATTTGCGGGAAGTAAAACAAATGCATTTATTTCTTCTTGAATAAATGCTCTGTTAGAAAGTAAAGCGCCTAGAGAGTTACTTACTCCACCTGTATCACTTGCAGCAAATCGATATGATGCATGTCTATTTAAAGTGTTCGGTAAACTAAGCGTAGGTGTGTTAAACGAATCTCCCGGGAAGGTAGCAGTTATTGCCCCATTGTTTATGATGCCAGTAACAATATCAAATTTGCCATCTATTGATGATTTTAAAGATGAAATTTCAGCAATATCTTCGAGCAATCCAACAAGTCGTTTTGTTTCAAACAAAGCATCTGATGTAGGCGTGACCTGATCTGCAGGTAAAGCATTTGCACGTTTATATGCAATCCCAGAGTAAATAGAATTAAAATTAGTATTTAATGCGGTGTCATACCCTACAGAATCTAATATCAATTCAACATCACGACCACATTTTGCGATTAATTGGTTATCCTTATCGTTTATAAGGAATGCATCGCCGTATTTTGGCGGCGTAGTTGTAGTAATTTCAATATCTGTGTCGAAAGCAACTGCTTGAGATGTCATAGCACCTGCGTATAATGATTCAGATGCACCTGTTGCCTTCAATCCATAATTACCAAACGAAGCGTTTGAGTTGGTTAATGAACATTGACCACCGCTTTCACACAAAATTGCGTAGTCACATGAAACTGTGAAAATAGAAACTAATTGTGCATATCCACGATTAATAATGTGAACACCTCTACCGCCCGCATTAATTTGCGTAAACGAATCAGATACCATTGATCTTAACCCAGTTGTTAAACTGCCGTCAATCAACATACCTGTAGCATCCTGGTTGAACGCTGTACAATTTTCTATATAAGGACTTGTTGAGATAGTTTGCGCAACACCGCCTGGTTGTAATGCAATAGGAGGAAATGAAACTGCCGCCGGAGGGCGAGGTTTATTACCATCAGCATTCATTCCTTGGAATGTCAAGTTTGTTATATACGATGCATTTTGTACATAGAACAAGTCATTACCTGGCGTGGTACCAGCAACTCTTGTCGTTCTTAAATTGTCACCTACAATAGACACGTTTTTAGGAACCACCATTCCGCCCATTGGATTGCCGGCGACAGTGTCATTGGTTTCTACATATGTTCCGCTTTTAACAAAAATTGTTGTGCCAGCAGTTGAACCAGCATTTGCTGCTTCCAAAACTGCTAAAGAATCGAGAGCTGCTTTAATAGTTAAAAACGCATCACCTAGTGTTTTTCCGTCATTAGTATCAGTGCCACTTTTCGAAACATATAAAACATTTTCAACAGAATCTGCTTTACCTATTTCTTTAAGAGAAATAGCACCGTCTGCATCCTGACGAATGAACATCTTGCCGTCATGCGTGTTGATTGCAATTTCGCCGAGTTCTAATTCATTGTTTGCATCATTTGATATTACAGGCACTACACCTGTAGCATCGTTTTTCTTATGAATTATTTTTGTTGACATCTATGATCGCCTTGTATATAGTACAGTTATATTTATGACCCGTAAGTTCCGCCATCAATTGTTGTTATGTGCGCCCAACCGTTAGTCACTGTAAATTGATCATTATCGAATTCTGCAACACCTAAATTGTTTTTCCAGTTCTGACCATAATTAGCATCGCTTGTGTCAGAAATTGGAGCAGTGTTTCTTGATGCAGTCGCCAATCGAATATCAACTGTTGCAATATCACCATTAGATGTACTGTTTGCCGAGTCAATTATAACAGAAGATCCTGCACTATCTGCAGCAAACACAGGATTTGCCGGATCAGTTGTATCAAGCGTACCTTTTACTTGAAGATCTTTTACATAATCTCCTATTGCAGTTGAAACATCTGTTGTTAATGCTGTTGTTATTGACAAACCTGAAATTAAGTCACTAGATACTGAACCTGTAACAGCACCAGTCAATGCAAATGTTTGAGCACTCGCTAAAGCACTTGCCGTGGATGCATTACCTGCAACATCACCTGTAAGATTAGCAACAAGGGTTCCTGTAGTTCCCGCAAACGCTTGAGAGGTTGCTTCTGTTGTATCTGTGAGTAAAGTGAAGTTTCCTGCAGATTTATCATAACCCATGAAACCAATTTTATCAGCAGTCGTGCCGTCATGATAATGGAATTTGATACCACGATCAAATGCATCATTAACAGCTCCTTCACCTAATTCTAATACAGGATCATCAACTTGCATCACAGATGTATTAACTGTGGTTGTTTCACCACTTACAGTCAAGTTACCTGCGATAACAGTATTTCCGGCAACTGTCAAATTATCACCAATTGCAACTGTACTATTGACTGTGTTGCCAATGTTGATTGCATCAGTAGTTGCAAATAGATTTACAGGATTAGACGTTGATTGTATTACATCATTTTGCGAACCGCCCGTATTAGTTGGAGCGGTTTCAGCAGTTCTAGGTGCTTGTTCATCTGTCGAAAGTTTAAATGAATTATCATCTACTTTTATCACATAATATGTTGTGCCGTTTACAAATCCGTCAATTGCTTGTGGAGATGTGTACGTTACTTGTTGTCCTTCTGTAAACCCATGAGCATTAATATCGAATGCATTTGTTGATCTGTTAAATGCGTTACCCACTAAAGCGTCAGTTGATACGAATTCATGGAATATTGAAGGGTATAGTTGCTCGATAACATTACCATCAACTAAGACTTCTTGATTTCCGGTACCGACAGTTACTGAGCCGAATGCAACATCGTCATCAACATCTAGTTGTTGTTGCAAACCTATTGTCATAGTAGCAGTACCATCATCGTAACCGGTTGTTACGCCTTGAGCACCAGCAAATTTAAATACATCATTGCCTGCAATATTACCTGTGTTGGGTGTAGACTCTGCATCTGAAACATTAATACCCGTTGCAACACTTGTAACATATCCTACAGTTGCGACTGTTGAAGAGTCTGCACCTGCTTGAGGAGTAGGTAATCCTGTGATTGTTGCGGAGCCATCTGATATAATATTTCCGCCACTAAAGGTTAAACCCGAACTTGTCAACACTAGCGTTGTGTTTGTTAATGTGGAATTATTCGACCCGTCACCTAAAATAAGCGATCCGAGTGCTCCTGCACTGCCTGCAATAATTGCTTTGTTTGCACTAACTGTTCCTGCGGTTGCAGTTAACAAATCAGTGAACTTCTTACCGCCAACAGGAATTGCAACAGAATCGATTCCGTCTGTTGAACCTACATATAGCGTGTTACCGCCATTTGGGTTGTCGTCTTTAAGTGAATATGCTAATTCACCTTGCTTCAGAGCGCCTTGAATCGGTGTCCCTACGCTTGTTGATCTTTTTACCTTAATGATACTCATTAGAAAGTGCCTCCTTCAAGCACGGTTTCTTCGCTATCTAATTCTGTTGTTGCAGTCCACTTCCCTACACCTTGATTTTCTTTGTATATTAACATTGCACCGTTTGCAAGATTTGTGGCGTCTACATCGAATAAATTATTTAATTGAATGCTTCCGGCGGTTCCTCCAACTGCATAATTCGTGACAAGTAATCTGCTTGAAGGTGTTACAGTAGCTTTTATATTAGGCATTTTATATCCTTGTTATTCCGGGTGTGACAGTAACAGTCCCTTGAACCACACGATCTGTTTTACTATTTTGACTTACAGGTGCTGTAATCTCGACATCATATAAATATCTACCAGGTTCAAGAGAAGTTGTACCCGCATGTGTTACTGTATCAGGTTCACTACCTGTTGTATAATCATTTTTAGGCAATACTAAAGTAATTTGACCTGATAAGCCGTTGTGTGAAGTTTGAAATGTTGTTGTCGGTGTTGATGATGCATAATTTTTGCGCATTTGTGAAGCAACAGTATAATCTGTTAGGTTCACGGGTACACCAGATGCATCGGATAAATCAATTGTGGCATCAAAGTCAGCGCCTTGATCTATTGTTATATTTGCTTTAATAGCCATCATTTTCTCCAATTAGTGTTAATTAGTATTTATAAATAATATAAACACAAGTCCCTAACTTAAAGGAAAAACATGTCAGTATCTAAATATTTAAGAATTGGTTTGAGAGCAGACAAAAACCTTGCAGATCTGCCAAACAAAACAACAAGTTTGGGCAATATTCTCGATGATCTAATCCCCAACCAGTCATTCATTCCAGGCGACCTACAAGTTATCAATGGATTAAATACAACAAATATTTGGGCTGAAGATTTAAAAGAACTTATCGATATATCTGTTCAATATTCACCTTTATACATAGACGACAACGGCAACCTAGCTTTTCTAGCTCCTAGTGATGTGCAGCCACGAATCAGATCAGTTGATAAGATAAGAAATGAAAAGGTTATTCTTGGCGATCCTGCCTACAGGTTAGGCGGCCAAGGACCAATTGCAAAAGTATTTCCTTCATATGCTTTAATATCTCCAAGCAGCGCACGACAAAGTCATCGCACTCAAGGCACTCCGCTAAGGCCATATACTGATATTTTTGACCCTGACCATGCAACCGTTATTACAACACAAGATTATTGGATGGACGGCAGATTCGGATTCGATTCAGCATTTCATCCATCATTCCCAGATAGGTTTGGAGGAATTTCTTGGACAGGTTGGTTGTCCAATTCAGAATCTCGTCTGGTTGATTTCGAATGCACATCATTCTTTCTTTTGGAAAAAGACACTGGTAATTCCACCGAAGCATGGGAGCCAGTTAAAGTCAGATCTGCAGAAGAATGGACAGCGACAGTCTACTCAGATAATACTGCTGACACAACAAAAATAACATTCACTGCCGTTGATAGTTTGCATTTGTTTCAAAATGTTGAAATGGGTACTGTCGCAGGATCACCTACACATACAATTATTGATATTGATTATACGTTCCCTGAACCTGTTTGCACGCTACAATCCATATCTGGAGCAGCAAACTTGAGTGTTAGTTCAGGTGATACGATACATTTCTCGTCACAGATAGGCACAATGATAACAGATCTAGGCTTTAGACACACTGACGAGATGGCTGTTGGAGATACGCAGCAAGTTAGAATAACAGTGTGGAATCCAAAGCCTGAAGATTTTGTTACTGCGAAAACAGTATCTGATTTTCCTTCGTTCGGCATGAGATATGATTTAGGTATTGATATTGATATTGCAGGTGGTAATGAGAGCGAAGACGGCGATTCATTATACACGCCTTACAACTATTTCTTTGGCGCAAAATCAGGCAGTGTTAATGCACCCGTTATTCCTAATACATATACTCATTTTTCACGAAACGTAATATCTGAAAGAAATAAACATTTATCACACTACTTTCAAAATGCGCAGCCTCTTTATATTAGATATACTGCAAAATTAAAACCTAGCGAGGTTTCGAGATTCAATACAGGTTCGGGTAATTATGAACCAACTTCCACCACCTTGACCTGGCGAGGCAATACAAGATTCCAGGGTAGCTCGACAGTAATGCGAACTATTAAAGTCGGTGATATTTTGCTATTTGCTGACCGCACTGCGCCGAATACAATGGCAGGCACCTTAGGTCCGGGAGCTGATCATTATTTCTTACAAGTTGCATCAACAAATAACGAAGATACTTTATTTGTCGAACCATTTAAATTTTCAAACCAAGGTACAAATGAATCTCCAGATAATATTATAGGCGGCACTTACAGCTATTCGGTTAATGCACCAGTAAGATTTTATGTTATTGATAATAAAGGTCTTATAGGCATATATAATCAAACAAGTGGTGACGCTAGTGATTCCACTGCAACCAGACAACATGTGTTGCGCAGAGTGAAAAATAGTGATTATCAAGATAGTGACTTATCAACATCAGATTATTTTGCCACTGATGTTCGTGCAGGTGACTTATTTGTAAACCTTTCGGTTTTGAGACAAACAGATGGGACTCCTATACAGACACAGGCGAAGTGGTTTGATAAAATAACAGAGGTTTCGACTACCAGTTCCGGTATAAATATTACGACTACTCCGTTTAATACTGGGAGCAATTCGCCTAGCATGAGCCGATCACGATCAGTGAATGGGTATGGGTTAATATATGCGCATAGAGGATTAAGCGACCAATCAACTGCTACTGAATGTGTTGGTGTTGTAGGTGCAGAAGTTGCCAATCAGGTTACTAACAGCGCAAATGTTCCTTTGACTTTCATTCCTGAGGGACTTCAGACAGGAATGAAAGTTTATTTTGCAGGGATAGATGTTAATAACCCAATTATTCCTGACGGAACAACGATTCAAAGTATAACTGGAAATACTGTAGTTTTAAGCACAACAGTCTCTTTGAATCAATCTATCACTATTGTGTTTGCTCCTTCAGCATCAACAAGCAACAAAGAAGGTTGTATCATGCCTTTAAATACTGCGCCGCCATTTGCAGGTACTGATGATGGATTAGAGACAACAGGAACAGCACCGCATTTAGTTGTTGGCGGCGAGTTTGCAATTTCAGGAATAAAATTCGAGGATGCGACATCCGTAGAAGTGACGCCATCAACCGATGATGCTGATGGAGGGTTATTACTTAAAACACCTGACGGAACTAAGTATTGGGCACTTACAGATTAATTAGGGTCTTCGAATAAACTTTCGTTACTCGTCAACAACAAATAATAATCTTCTCCGTTGACCGTAATTTTTGCTTTATGTGTCCAATTAGATGCAGCATCAACAGGAACATTGTTCAGTATTGTTCGGGTTGATTGATTAGCGCCTGAAGTTGTAGTGACTAATATTTTTGGACTCTCTTTCCAAATCAAATTTAATACTCTTGCTGATTGATTCGAAACACCTGTTTTAATCACTGCTCTAGAAGTATTGTCCGACCCTGTGAAACTATTATCTTCCACCCAAGGATTTCTTGTATCACTGAATGCTCTTAATACTTGCGGAGGCTCGCCGCCATAAATGAATAACCCAGGCATAATATCATTATTTGCAAATGAATTTGCTGCTGTGGGTAGTGGAATATTATTAGGATTTACAATATGAACGGGACCGCCAAATTCAATTAATCTATCGAATGCATTTGACTTATATGAAACCAGATTTCTTGATTTTTTATACAGCAAAGTGTCTAACGAATTTTCGACCTGAGTAGCAAATTCACTTGCGGTTGTTGACTTCAAAAAGGTTACTTCAAAACTCTGATCTCTTTCTGCATTTAACCCTTCTTCATTTTCCTGATTGTTCCAGGTATTGATAATGCCGCCAGTTCCATCATTTAGCGTGACCCTATCTTTTGAAAAGTTGGTGATATTTTCGAAATATACTGGCTCGGGACGAAAGAATTTTTTAACTTCAAGATCATAAAAAAATGCCCAATTACGAACAGGACCTTTAGTGGCCCCAGAATATTCATATAATCTAAACCTGTCTTCTCCATTACTGTCACCTACAATATGATATACTCGTTGATTTGAACTGTTAAGCGTATACAATATTGTATCATTTGAATACGGAACTCTGCCTAATGCTGTTTTCGGTATAACGACATAAGTAAATGTAGAATCAGGAATGCCTGTTGTATAAAAAACTTCATCATTTTCAGCAAATTGATTTGCGCTAGCAGTATATGCATCGGCGCCATAATCAAACTCATCCTCAAAAGATAAATTACCTGCAAAAAGTCTAATGTCATCAGCAATACCTACACCGCCAAGGTTATTGAGAATACCTGCCGCCGATGCGGGATCTTGTGATTCCAGTAAATTGTTATCTCGTGCAAAACCTAATGCCATTTTAGTACCTTATTATGGATTAACACTTATTGTCCAACCCTTACCTTTCAAAAAGTCAATGATTGCTTCAGTGTCTCCATCTGCGTTTAGTCGAGTCAAAGTGACCCTTGAGTTACCTGTTAAAGTTATGTTTACGCCGCCTCTGTTTCTTAAATCGTAATTTGATTTCATGTCCTGTAATAGACGTTTAGCAGAACCCAAGAATAAATCGTTGTTTGCCACGTTTAAAGTATTAATATATTTATTAGTACTAAGAGACCCTGACTGATATGTCGTTAATAAATTATTGCTGAGATTGACTTTAGATAGCCTAGACGATAATGACAAATCAGGCATAAATCCTACCATTGCATTGTTACTTGCATTTAAATTCCATGCTCTGGGACAATCGATAGTTGAAATTGCAGTGAACTCATTATTTTGCACTTGTATATTTCTGACATTACTGTTCTTTAAAGCAAATGTGCCTGTCAACTTATTGTCGTGCAAAGTGAGTTCTCTTAACGAATCAGAATTTTCCCAATCGGGCATAACACCAGACAATTGCGTTGATGTTATATTGAATTCTTGAATTGCAGTTAGGAAAGATATATTTGGCATTTTTCCTCTGATATTAGACCCAGTTGTTTTATCTCTTCCCTGTCCTGTCAAGGAGAATTCTATTAAAGATCCGCCACAAGGTTCGAAAGTTTTTGATGTTTCCTGGCGCTCTGAATTGGTAGCAGATGCAACAAGAATTCTCCTTACAGGTCTTACATTATATATTGCTCCTTTCTGCGCTTCAACTTGCTCACCCGTTCTAAAACTTTGTGCCATACCACTAACAAGGGCATTTCCGTTGACTTGTTGCTGTTTTGGATTAGGTCCTTCAGTGGATGACCAATATATTCCGCCTTGACTCTTGATATTAAAACTGTTAATCTTATAATCTTGATTAGTTGATACTATTTTAAATACAACATCCGTATTGCCGGCCAGGGTTATAGGTAAAAGTGCTGAAAAGGTTGTTGTTACGGCTGTACTTGATTGACTAATATGAAACACAGTATTCGTAACTAGCCCTAATTCCTGTGCTTGGCGAGGAGATTCTGCATAAATGTCAATGTCGCTATATTTTCCTGGCGAACCGGTTACGCCAGCAGGCAAAGGATTTGCTTGTCCTCCACTAACATTGCTTCCGGTAGTTGCTGCTGTAAATGTGTCAGTTAAGGAATACACCTCCCCAGTAGTTCCAGCAATTATATTCCATTGAGGGTCGCCGCCGTTACCTAAATCTGTAATAGCGTAATCTCTTCCTACAACAAAAGAACCTGAAGGAACTTGAGCATCTCTAACATAAGCAACAGTACACGAAACTTCATATGTACCCTGAGGCAATGATATCGGATCAGTTTCTAATGTTGTTCCTACATTGGGAACGCCTCCATCATTTGCTATGGCAACAGTTAATTTGTTCGATCCGCCAGTAAGAATAGTCGGACTACCTGATGCTGTAAATCCAAAAGAAGGTGATGATGATGATGTAGCGGTGAAATTAGGGTTTACAAAATAATTTACATCACCATTGGTGCCATTGTGATTATTTGATGTCCTAAACGCTTCTGACCCAGTATTCTTAAATGCGGCAGGTGTCGAGACATTTGAAGGCACAGAGGAAGTATATGCACCCTGCGATAAAGTAGGCACTGAAAAATTATTTGATTCAGGTGCTGTGATGTCATTACTAGAACTTGTTGGTTTCAGGTTTCGATACATTAATTCAAGTTCATCTCTAGCAGGCAAATACCAATCACTTTTGCCGCCAGGAGATGTCGCATTAAGATCGACAATGTATTTTGTAGCTGCATAATCAGTACTATTCGCACCACCGTGTTCGTCAGTCGTATTTGTTACGCCGTCATTTGTTGACGGTGATCCTTGCGCACCTGTGCCGGAGCCAGTAAACCTAGGCAAAAATTCTTCGTATTGTTTATCAGCAACAACAAGATGATATTGCTCTTGAGAATTGTTCTTTAATGTTCCTGCGTAATATCCTCCGCCGTACTCTGATCCTATTCCCCCGGTAGGTTCATCAGCAATCACCTCTTGAAAGTCGTTGCCAAAGAAGTTTGCTTGTCCTGGTTGACTATCATGGTTGCCACCGCTTAATTTAAATACCTTTAACTGTTCTGTCCCGCTAAATGTCCCAGGAGTCATTTTTCCAGTAAGGCGTGTATTCTGAAAATAAATGTTTGACAACTCCGGCAATCCGATAAATAATGTGGCAGTATTTGCTGTTACATATGAATTTTGAAAGTGTATATATTTTAACTTGTTGCAGCCAGTAAAGTATCCGTCAATTCCCCCTGACGGATTTGCACGACTGTAATTATTGTAATGCCAATAATATGTTAAATTTTGTTTACCCGATACGTTAATCACTTCTAAATTATTGTACCCTGCTTGAATTTTTATTATTGAATCAGGTACAGTAACTACTTGCCCAGGGGTCCCATTAGAAGATAGTTGGGAATACATATAATTGCCGTAAATATATAAGTATTTAAGGTTATTGGGTTGTCCTTGAACTTTGCTGTCCATAGTGTATGAGTTATGCGTAACTTCGTGATGCAAGTACTGAAACTGTTGACGATAAATTTCATATAATTCAATATTATTGCCGTTAACTTTAGGTGAGCAGGCATTGCCAGCTTCTCTAACTCCTAACATTCTTCTTGTTCTTTTGCTGTACCAATCCCAAGCGTCAAAGTAAAAGTTCTTTAATTTTGACGGTTCAAGGGAACCTGTTCCGCTCGCCTTAAGTTGCCGGATATCTATAGGAGTGTCATCCGAAAAGGTGCATCTTGTAACAAGCGTTGTCACGGAAGATGGCATATAATCTGTTAATTGCTGCTGTGCAGTTTTATCTGATCTTGAAAGATCGTTATTAGTTTGATATATATAAATAAGTTTACCGTTTGTGTTACTTGAAACATTGCCTCCAGATATATCAAAGAAATCGGGCATTTCGTAAAAATCGTTTGCAGCAATGTTAATATATGCCAAATTTTTCATTTCAACCTTCGGAAACTCATTTACCCTTAATGCTCTTCGGGTTGAAGTATCCCACAAATCTAGTCGTGCAATATCGTTAGGATTTTTAAAGATATCTATATACGTTTCAGCAAATGTTACACCCGGATTATAGAAAAAATCTTTACTTGCAGTGCCAGCTGACCCACTTATTGCGACCTCCCTACCTATAGAACCTTCGGCCATTGCAGTATTAGTAAACAGTATTGATGGCGGAATATTTTTTGTTGCATTCGTACTATCAACTCTTATCCTCGCCTTATTAAATACTCCAATAATCCTAAATGGAATGTTTCTCATCGCAAAGAATTGTTTATTTGTGCCGTTTATGTTTACAGTTACTTTATGTGTAGGAACTTCAGCGAGAAATCTTTTTGCAGTCAACTCTCCTGTGAACAATATATTCTCGGCTTGAAGAACTGACTCGCCACCTGAACCAGTGATTACGGTATCAGCGCCATAAAATATAGGATCTGATGCAGCAAAAGGAGGTAGTTGCGACCATGAAGAAACACGACTTGTAGATATATCCGCACTTTTGTGTCCTGGGACAGACGTAGAATAATCAACATAGTTGTATTTTATTGCGCCTGCTCGAAGTTGATGATCTATTCTCAGATTAAAATTAGTTTCTCTTTCAATGCCGCCTAGTAATAAAGCATCGTTGCCGACAGCTATACTAGATTGATAGTTTGAATAGTTTTCTTTTTCCTGGTCAATGTCAAGACCTGACAGATTATGCAATTGCGCTGTTGTCAAATCATAATTCTGAATGCCACGAATGTGATCTAAATCAAGTCTATTTAACCCGATGTTTCTTAATGACTCAGATTGATTTTCTACATCACTAAGATAATTACCGACATTTAATCCTGTGTAAATTGCCATTATTGCTCCTTACACGTTAGCGTCATTTGAACTGATGCCGTATCTGACTCAGCAACGGGTGTCACTTTAAAATAATACGCTTCATTATTAAACAATCCGGGAGTCATTACTGCCCTGTCGATGTCAAATATATTTTGTAATCCGAATTTCACAGCTTCATCTTCTCCGATATAAAATGAATATATGTTTTCGCCTGGCGCTAAAGGCAAATCAGTTTGAGTATCAAACCTTATCCCTGATAAATTATCTTCAGATAAAAAGTTTGACGGCGCTTGATCTGCAGTTGTTTGTACGTCTTTGACGATGACAATATTCGATGTTTCATTACCTTCAACATTAAATTCACTACTAGATCTTCCGGGACCTTCAAATTGTGCATCTATCTGACTCTGCTCAACGGACTCCGAGAAATTGCCTTGTGAATCTAATCCTGTTGCATCCACTTGTCCTATAGTGCCTAAAAAGTTAGGGACATGTGTGCTTCTGGTTGTTGAAGATATTTCTTCAACAATAATATTATTTATTCGAGCGTTAGACTTCATTGCAACAAACAAGTAAAGAGGTTGAACATCAAACCGAAAAACTTCTGCAACCGTGAAATCTCTTGAACTATCAGCTATTGAAATTTTATTATCATCCTCAAGGGTTACGACCTTTGCATCTATTGCTGATGTCGATGAAAAATCAAAATCTGGGGTTTCAGTAGTACGCTTTGCTATATATGCAGTAAATATTCTTGATCCGTCAACAAGTTCAATAGAAGGTTTAGTTACGAACACATACCCCGTACCCACGCCGCCAACACCCACTTCCGCTTCTCCTAAAGTGCTGCCTGATACCGGAGGAAAGGTTGATCCGAATCTTATTCTTTGATCCCAGGTAATTTCATCTACTTCACTTGAAGGTTCAGCAGGTTGATCGACACCTTGAATAGGATACGATATTGTTTGAACAGTTACTTGTATGCAGGAAGCGATACCATATCTGCCAGAGAATGGGCGTTCTACGCCCTCAATACGATAATCCTGTTCAAACCTTGTGCCTTCACTGATATCAGCTTCACGTAAATCAGCAAGCGTTGAAGCCGATCTTAGATGAGTACTTGATGACCATTCAACATGTAATTGTTTGTTTATGTCAAAATATTCACCTGAGTCGAAAACTGAAGTGGCTTCTTCTTCACCTTCACCGCCTTCTTCGCCATCACCTTCACTTTGTATGACAGGGGGATCATACGGATACACTTTTTTATTTGTACCAAATGTCAGAACTCCTACTGAATCATCACCTTCAGTGCTAGTAGAAGGAGCATCACCAGTCACACCAATTGCAAAATCTGCTGTAAGTGTGTGCGCACTAAATCTGGGGTCTCGATTATAAGGATTCAAAAAATGAATTTTAAATCTATTTCCGTATATTGGCGTATCAGAAGCAACAATACTCCTATACGAGGTCAGTTTTGCGGGAAATAGATTTGTATCCAAGCCCGAATTAATTTGAACAACATCGGAGGCGGCAAAGCCATTCAAAAATGCCCTTTCGCCGAAATCATTTTGTACCAACTGGCAATTTGAACCATCTCTTCTTACAAGATCAGCTGAATCAGTAACTCCTTCTCGTAAACTTAAATACGTATTCGGCAGCCCCTGCCCTATAAGTTTGCCGAAATTATCAAGTAGTGTTAATGGGGTAGGCGCCTGAGTATAAGGTAGTGTTGTGTCAGCAGGATCTTTAAACTCTAATACATTTCTATTTGTAAAAGTAACAGCGACATCTTTTTCAAATCTTTGTTTTGAACATAAACTGACCGATTTAGTGCCGTGATGCCCGTCAGGACTAACTTTGACTTTAAGTATATCAACCCTTACATTTTTATCTGCTATAGCAGAAAGTGTCATGGGATAAATCTTTTTATTGTTTAGTGTGCCTTCATAAGCAGCAAACGATGCATCGTATCCGAAAGAATTTAAAATTTTTGTTTTTGGGTGCATTGCAATAACTGATCCTACGGGTACAGGTTCACCGGGCGATCTGGTGAACGTCCGAGTATCTCCGGTTACTGCGCTCAAAGTAATATTGCCTTCATCGCCTCCATCGATATAGTACGATGATCCGTATTTGTAAACAAATGATGGTTCAACAAGGTTAGAAGTATTTTTGTTGAATACAACATATCTAAATTTAAAATCTGCTGCTTGCAATGCAGGTGTTGTCAGTTTATTTTCAATCACCCACGTATGCAAAAGAACCCATCGTGCTTCACCACTTCCTGCAGGAACAAATGCATAAAACTTTGCGCCGATTGCGCCATACCATGAAAATTCAATTTTGTACATTGTCACAGTTTCTAAATTGGCAATGTGACCTGAAGGACCTGTGCCGTTCAAAGGATCGCCATTCCACTTAGATCTTGGCACTCTTACTTCAAACATCTCAGATGATTTGTCACGACCAGGTGGCAGTTGAGGCTCTGCTCTTTCGCCAGCAGAATTTACATCCATTTCAACTTGTGGTTTTCTGTAATCATCGGCAGGCTGCAAGTTCATTCCTGCAGGATCTTCAAGAACTGAATCAGGAATCCTTTGTGTTGATCTTCTTACGATATTCCATTGTGACCCTGTAACCTGCATCATATATTGATCGGTGTCATTGGAGCAACCCCATTCTATTTTATCAGATTGCTCTCTAGGATTGTTTTTCATGCGTAAACCAAACGTAAACCCTGAAACACGACCTGGCTGATATCTAAAGGTTTGTTTACTTTCTAATACACCTACAGAAGTATTATTTTCGTCTCCGCCAGGTCTAGTGAAATCGCCTCGAGTATAATTTTGTATTGCTAAATACTCTCCTACATCAGGAATCAAAGCGCCGCCAATTGACGGATTTTTGAAATTATAGTTTATTGTTGTTCGTCTAGGGACATCATAAACAGGATAAGGAGGGTATACGTCCTCATCGTTTCGCATCAAAAAATAGAATAGCGTCCATCTTTCGACTTGATTCATTGATTCTTGGAAACTAAAACCGTTTTGTTCATAGATGACATTTCGCATATCGCCTTCATTCGCCCACCCGCCAGTATCAGCAGTTATTGGCTGCCAACTAGTTTTAGTGATGGGCAATACCTCGAAATTAGAATCCACAAACTCTAGGCTTCGGCCAATAAAATTATCATTAGCAAATTTCGGATTAACGTCTATCCAGATTTCATATAACCATCTGCCTAGTGCGATGAACCTTAAATATTTACCGAATTGACTTGATGGGGTAGGTATTTCAGAAACACCAGGAGGATGCGTAGGCCATCGGTACTGCGTAGGAAATGATTTTAGATATAGCGCTTGTTCACTTGTTTCTTCGTGAAATTCAGCAGGTCCTCGCTTACCGAAAATGGGATGCTTTCTATTATACCATTGATAAGGAACTCTTCCCTGTCCTACTGTATAATAATTCCAATTATCTCTTGCAAGGCCATATGTCGAAACGTCTGCGAATAAACTTAACTGCTCTTCGGCACGATCGACACCAAGAAGTGTGCTACTTACTTCAGATGCGCCCGCAAAAACTTCTGTGACAGCCAAAGCTTCTTTCTTTCCTTTATTGCCGACAACTGCAGGCAAAGAATTTGAAGAAACAGTGAATGCAAGGTTTCTAGCACTTTCTTGAGTAACAAGAGGGTTGCCCGCTGCGTCTGTCAGCGGAACACCCTTAATGTCTACTAATTGGTGGAAGGATTTTGTTAAAGGTGCAGGTACCTTATCAAATCCGATCTTTACCTGTCTTGGCATCTATTGTTCTTCCCATGTCAATCCTATTGCAATTTCTGCTTTTTCATTAGCCGCTCTGTCAGCATCTATCGCAAAATACAATGTTTCCGGTATATTTGTTAGTGGGTAAGATAGATATTCTTTGTTATAATCAAAATACGTATCAAGATCCACTTGTTCTGTCCCTGTAGGCTGTAAATATAGTGTTGCTACATTCGCTCCTGTATCTGGTATAGGAACAACAACATTATTAAGCGCTTTAACAGATGTTAGCTGATCAGCCAACGGAGTTTCTGATACAGTTTCTGATGTAATTTCATCTAATGTTCCATTGTCTGCTGTGGCCCGAGCAAATCTTAAATCTTTCAAAAACTTTCCGCCGTCATTCAATTTTACAACACCATTAAATGATTGCAATACTTCGAAATAATATTCATTTGTTTTCTTATATAATCTTCCGAAAATGGTTTCAGCATCAACATCAGATATATTGCCTTGGAACCATCCAAATATTTCTTCGCCATTTTGGAGATACGGTACGCCACTCGCACCACCCGTTTCATTAACAACTAAAGGAAGATTATTTGGCGATACTGTATATTCGCCATTTATTGCCAAGTCAACATTAGTGCCCGTTTGTGTTAGCGTTTGGAATACAGGGGTGCGCTTCATCTGTAATCTTACCGGGAATGAACCGAGGTTTGCTGTTGACATCTTAGTAGGATAAACCTGAACACGGTTACGAACAGGATTACCTTCAATTGTGCTAAAGATCACATCCTTAGTTTCCAATCCGTAAACAAGGTCGCCACGATCAGGTATTAATGTTAACCCTGTACCTTGTGGTTGCTTGCTTAAATACACTTTGTTGTTTGCGTCATCGACCCAAACAACTTTGATGCCCGTATCGACAGGATTATTTGTTTTAACCTGCGCAGCTATAAAGTATACAAGATTTGGGAAAGCGGTGCCACCTGGTGTGCTACTTGGCATTGTGACTACACCAGCGCCTGTTGCGCCACCGTTTGCAGAAGAATTAACTTCCCATTTTTTACCATACCCTTTAACAACATCATTGTTATTATGGCTGTATAGGCGAACAGTACCTCGGTCACCGCCATCAATATAATACGAAGCACCATACTTAACAATGTGATGACTTTGAGATGTTCCGTATGTGTGTGTCTTAGTTTCGCCATCACCTAATGTGTCATCTGAACCGCCGCCCCATACATTGTATGTGATTGGCAATGTTGCGTTACCGAGAGATGCGATCTTCAACTGATTCGATGCTCTTAGGTGATGTACTCGTACCCATCGTGCTTCACCGTTACCGATTGGAACATAAGCGAGGAACAATGCACCTACCGCACCATACCACGAGAACTCAATTTTAAGCATCGTTACCTTTGTGAAGTCGAAATCGTATTCAGATATAGCATCAACCCATATGCCATCCTCATCAAGAACTTCCATGCCAGGTCGAGCAATACCCGATGCACCTGTCGCCAAATCACTGTATAATCTTTTAGACGTTTGTCCGTCTAATTTATCGTGACTAAAGCGTGAACGAGGAATACGATACTCATAAACACCCCAGAATTCTGGTTTAACATTATTTTTAATCCAGTTAATGTATTCAGGGTTAAAGTTTATATCATCGTATTGCTGTCGTATTGATGATGTACCTGCACTACTTGAAGGATCAACTGAAGTATCAATGTGACCGATGTAGTTGGCAGTTGTATCTGATAATTGTGTTGATGATGAATATCTGTACGGCCATTGAATGCCTATAGGGAATGGATCATCCGCTTCTGTATATCTAGTCGTTACATTTGCGCCATCAAGATCCTGAATGGTTTTATCAGCACGTTGATCGTTAGGTAATCTGTAGTATGCAGGATTATAAGTTTGATCGCCGATAAATGGCACGACCAACTCAACGTAAATATTGTCAGGTATCAATCCATTGGCGGCAGGATTTCTATACGCATAGATGTCATTACCGTCTTGATCCCGCAAATTAAATTCAGTTCCTATAGGACCATATACACGACTTACGGTATAAATTTTATTATATTTTGATTCAACAACATTAACATTCACGCCGCCCAGAGAAACTGATGAATTTGCATCACTTATTTTTGTTTGATTATCTGTGGTGACGACACGAACTTTTTGACCAAATGTAACTACACCTTTTGTAATTTTAAATCTTGTTGGTTGACTTGCAACAGGCGCCTCAGAAATGTGAGCTTTGATCTGTTCAACTTCTTTTAACAAGTTAGGATCGTTGACGGCAGCATGTGTCATCATCAACCCATCACGGAATACGACAAGGTTACCTGCAAACCCACGCTTACCTAATTCAGCACCTGAAGTCACTTCTTCTGCGAAGTTGTCAATAATTATTTTTGTCAATCCTGAATTTAGGCCGTCACCCAAATCGATCAATTCTTGACTTACGCTTCCTAATCTTAACGCTGAGTCGTTAAGGTCTGTTGTAATCCAATCTCTTAGGTGTTTGTGTTTTGCAACTTCTTGTGGAATGCCTTGTTCAGTTTGCGTGTAAATTGATAAACCCGAACCTCTATAATACATAGAAGCATTATAAAGTGTTTCAGCATTACCGCCACCGATCAAGTCATTCTTATAACCGTTGATTACGTATTCGAGATCTCGAGCACACTTATACTTAATGTTTTGATAATATTCATTTAACGCAAGCGCTGAATTTGCATCTAGAGTAATAGCGCTTACTGAGTTTGGCAAATCAGCAGCTGGTATTACGTCTCCTGCAGCATAAGGATAATATTGCCCAGTGGTAGAATCAGATGATAATTCGTATCCAACTAAAGCAGAGAAATCACCCACAGGCATAAATGCAGCATTGATTGAGTTTATTTGGAAATCATATGACTGGTATCCGCCAAGTTTATTGTCAACATTGGAGGCGTCATATGCAAAAGAAGTAACAAAGTATGACCAATAATGCACTCTTGTATCAAACAAAGTTTCAACTCGAGACTTATCACCGAACTTCATAGTGGCTGTATTGGTATAAACTTGGGATGCTGTAATTCTAGCACCATTATTATCATTAGTGTTGCCGAGATTAGGTTGACCGAAGAATCCTATAGTAATATCTATTAATGCAGTAAGTTTAGCTTTTGCAGCTGTCTGACTAGCATATGACCTTACGCCAGCGCTAGTATTATGAATTGAATTAGTGCCTGTAGCGGCTCCAGCTGATACAACAGAATTAGCTGCTTCATTTCTGATCAGCGCTCTTAATTCTGTGTAAAGTTCTACTTCTCTGGCTGCAGTCGATAATACTGCTGTCGTATAGTTTTTAGTATTGATTCGTGTATGAGCATCACCGCCCCATTCCATATCCATGGCAAACATGTTCATCCAGAAAGCTGCATCACGATGACACTTATCTTTGTATACTTCTTTTGCATCTGTAGACAAACTATTATAATATGTCTGGAATGCGCCGGCAGTAGTAATCAAATTATTGAATGCTGCTTCACCCAGAGTAATACTATCATGCAATAATTCGTTTCTTTCACGAACGAAATATTTGCCTTCTATTTTAGTACCTTCTTTGCCTGTAGCACGATAATCATCTGTTTGATTAAACGGAGTAAATGTGTCTCCTGCGTTAGTATTGCCTGTAGGTTTACGTAAAATTTCAGTTGTTAAACCGAAAGGTGAACCCGGAAACTTAAGCAATGATTGCGTTCTGCGAACAACAGAGAAGTTATCGCCTTGACCTGATTGTTTCGATTCCCAATAATATCCATCGAAATTGTCAAAGATGCCGTACTTACGAATAACAGGATTTGTAGCATAGTGACTATTGCTTACAGAGGTTTTAACACCAAAGGTTGCTGCAGATACACGACCTGGTTGGTATCTGAAAAATCTTTTCGAAGTCAGAACTGCTGCTTTATCACGAGGTGCTTCTACTAATGCACCTGCTTCGGTAGGCAAATGTTTAATGCCGAACCCGTTACCAAGCGTATCTCTATTATAATATTGAGGACTTGATGACCACTCTGTCGGGTTCACATCGTATGTATTAACATCAGCAAAAATGCCAAGAGCAACCTCTGATCTAGGAATACCTAGAAGCGATAGCGCAACCTCTGACTGAACTTTATTCTGTTCAATAACAGGAACAGCAGTTTGATCACTTGCAAGTACAACAGGAATAGATTTCGCTGATGGTTGTTGACCCGGAGCAACTGGCGTAGTTCTACCTACGTTAACTACTCTTGTGTTGTTGTTAATATTCGTTAAGCTAGACATATGTTATTTAATCCTTCCGGTTGCTATTACAAACGTGTTTTCTGCTAATAATATTCCACCATTACCACCACTTGCTTGTGCAGCGTTTGCTCCTGGCCACCGAATCTTAATCACTTTTTCTTCTTCTCCGGCACCAATATCTGTTATAATTCCGTACTCGCTAGTTGATCCACCTGTGTCAAAACTGTTATGTGAATTCACGCCGAGCTCTTGGGGTTTTACTTTTCTATCCACTACTAAGTATTTATAATCACGAACAGTGACGGTATAGAAATGATCGTTTCCTTCTTGGGACCATACTCCGGGATTACCTGCATTGTTGACAATCATTGCTGAACTAACATATTGTGTAATAGATGCTGACCAACCTATGCCTACGTGATCTGGGTCACCCGCAGTCATAGCAAAATCGCCATTCGCATCACGATGATAAACAGTTTTAGTTGCATCTTTCATTGATTCAATCGTATAAGGTTGACCTGCTAATTTAATTCTGCGAACTGTGTCAGCAGGAATTGTCCATTGGAATCCGCCTTTCGATGCAGGATTGTCACCTTCAACACCTTGATTGATTTCTAAGAACGAGTTACGTGTTAATGTGTGCGCTACACCTGAAGCGCCTGTAGCACCACCAGAGAAGTCAACTTGAGATGCCCCTGTTCCTACGAGTGCATGTGAATAATTAGTAAATAATTCAATTTGCGTTCCACTGTGAGCATACACAAAGTAAGTACCACCTTCAACTAATCCAGAACTCGTTTGTGGTGTGCCACCCGCTCCTGCACTATAGTAAACAGCATCGCCAGTATTCAATCCATGCCCAGACCCACCGAAAATTATTCTATCGTTACTTGTATCATAACTGCCACTACTTGTTGCATTGAATGTTGCAGTATGTAAAGCGCCTGTTTTACCTGTCGGTGGTCGTAAATCATCAATCCAAATTGATTCTTCACCTGCAACAGGTTCTTTCTTAATAGCAAACATTTTATATATGGGACCAGGAGTGCCTAAATCATACAGTTCGCCATTCTCTTGATATGTGTGCGGACCTGAATCAAAACCTTGTGGGCCGGATGCATGTAAACTTGATTCTGTTAAGTCAACATTAATCGAATCAAACTCAGAATTAAACGAATCTGGTTGAGGTAGGAATTCTCCTGCGGGACCTGTCAAAACATTAGGACTTGTAATCATAAATCGTGAACCGAATGCCAATAATCCTGAACCACAATTTGAAATAATGTTACCTTCAATAGCACCTTGATCAGTGATAGAACAGTCAACACTTCCTTTCGAAAAGTTTTCAAATCTGTTTGATGATATAGAAGTATTGCTACCCCCATCAGCGATTAGCGGCGAGTATACATGCCTGTCAGTTATTCCTGAATCAATGAACTCGCATCCGATGATTTTAAGGTTCACTGGATCGGTTGCAAATACTCCTCCGCCTATAGGCCTGCTCAATCGCACTTTATCAAGAAGAATACTGTTATTTGCTGAACCGAAATCAACAGCATAGTTTCTTGAAATATCTGTTCTATCATCATATGCTACTGAGTTGCCAGAGTTACCGTCAATATCAAACCCTACAAAACTCGTGTTCTGTAATTTAACACTTGCCGCCTTAATCATGCGTGCTGATGATGATATTGATGACCCTGTCCATCCTGACCAAGGAAGTTTTGTCAGTTTAGTATTATATGCATAACCAGCAATACTAAAATTACTTGGAACGGACAAAGATGAAACAACATAATTTTTAGGATTGAATTGAATTGCCTTTCTGCCTGTAGCAGAGTTTGTGTCTATAGCACCTTGAATTGCAGCAGTATCATCATGCGATATCCACACACCTGCCTCTTCACCCGCATCAGTAATAATATTGCCAGTCAATTTCACATCAATATATGTGCTTAAAGATGGATTAATATCGTTTTGATAAATGACACTATCAATAGTTGCATCTACCCACCCTTTGCCGCCATTGGCAGAAGGCAGTTCATGTGGCGTAAAATGTACTGTGTTTTCAGGAATGTAAGCATTAGTCGTTAAATTTTTGCCTGCATGAGTCAATAAATCATCTGTGAAATAATCAATCCAATAATTTTCTCTTAACTCCAGCGGTCCCAATACTGCAATTAACCTAGGTTCACCTTTAAGTTGCTCTGAAATAGTGTTGACTTGCGATACTCTTCTGTAAATACATATGCCTCTTCCTGGCGTGATGCCTTGAGTCGGCACACCCAGTTCAAGATGTGAGAACGATAATTTAATAAAGTTTTCAACGCTAAAGGACTCGAGGATTCTGTCTACATTACCTGTTAAATATTCTGCTTGGTCAGCAGCATTTAATTGCAGTGCAGTCACTACGCCAATATTTGTCGATACTTCTTCGATAATAGGAGATATTTTACCTGTAGTCATGTCCCATTCAGCAAAAGTATATGTGATGCGCTGAAAAGGATTTGTAACTTCAACCGGAGTTAATGTATGTGTTGCACCAGTTCCTGTATCGATTGATTTTGCGGTGTTTGAACTTGGTGTGTCAATCAGTTTTAAAGTTGTTGCAGTAGGAGAAAGTACATAATACGTTGCACCTTCTATTAATCCGGTTATTGCGCCAGCACCGCCCGATGAATATATTACCTCTTGACCTAATGAAAAGTTATGATTAGCAATTGTTGTAATCGTATCTGTGCCAGGGGCTACACCTGTGACGGCATTGAAAGTAGGTGTTGCACCAACTGAATTGTCATCGTATGTCTCAAACCCTACAGTCTCGATTGATGCGATTGATGCATTGTTATCAATAGCATCAGCACTTGTAGAGCTATCGGCGCCGTAAATTCTAAGCGCTTTACCTTTTTGATATGATGCAAACCTTACTGCTTGTTGGCGTTTTTGATAGTTATTATTTACCCCAGGCAATCTGCCTTCTGCTTTAATTCTAATTGTAGATGTCTCGCCAGAGAATGTTGTTGTAGGTGCATAACCAACAGTGTCAGTATAACTGTCGTTGACATTTCCTTGATCGAATGTCACATTATATTTGTTAAAGTAGTTTGCAAAATATTGATCAAAATATTGTGTTACACGATCTTCAGTGAAATATTTGTTTATCCCTTCATCAAGGTTTGTTGTAGATAATACCGCAGGAGGATTATCAACGCCGCCATCTTTTTTCTGAAAAATAATTTTATTATCAGAAGGTCTAATTTTAATGAACCCACCAGTAGAATTCGTGGCCTCGTCATACTGATTATTGTCAAAATCGTCTAAATCAGTTTTCTCTACAGGCTTATTTTGCAGGTTGCCATAATCGAGGTAGTGTGATCCGTGCTGTCCATCAAGCAAATCTGAATTGAGACCTGAATTGTTACCATTCAACGCCGCCTTTAAGTTTGCAAGGTTAGTCGGATCGCTAAATGTTGCACCATCTACGATAAGATTTTTTAATGTTGCAAAACTAACCGACTGCGATACGTTTGTAGTATCAATCGTTACTGCAAATAGATCATCTGCAGAAAGCGTATTAGCTGTTGGTAAATCGGTAAATTTTATTGCCATTTGGAATCGCCTTTCCTGTTAGTATAATGTTTATTTATATTTAACCTATCGAGATGTTTTTCGTAGCGCCTCTTGTGGAGCCAAAGGGATTTGAATTAATATCCCATACCCAAGAACGCCCGCCAACATACGAACTAGATGTAAATGCTTTGGCATCAGATCTCCTAAAGGTGGATCCACCTATTTGCAGAGTCTCCCACCCGCCGTTGTATTCATAATTAGACATGCCCCAGACAGTAAAATTCAGTTCTCTATTGCTGCCGTCAGAATATCCTGTCGCCTTTAAAACAGCTATAGTACCTCGGTCGCCGTCAATAACTATATCTGTTCCGTTTGAAAGCGAACCAAAGGGCGATTGTACAGTTTTACTAGAACCTGGGAAAGTTGAAAATCCTCCGTATCCTGCTTCAAATTGACCTTGGGTCGCATAAGAGAATTTGTGTGTATTATACCCGACAGTCATTACTGCTGAGAAGATGTCAGTTTGCCCAGCGATAACAATACGTCCATGAGTTTTGTCTTCCGGCACACTCGATGCACCTCCATCAGTAAGAAGATGTTCTTCTTTATTAACGTCAATCGCAAAACCGCCCATGCCGCCGTATGCTTTATAACTGGTAGCAGTGCCACCATTAGGTCCTGACCAGTGAATCCCATCAGCATCGCCGCCTCTTGCTCCGAAGTCGCCGCCTCCTCCGCCACCACCATAAATTGTCTGGTAAGTTCGTCTTAGATCACCTGCAGCCGATGTGCCTGGGAAAGTCGGCGGCGCTAAAAGTGAATACCCAATCCCTGAATCTCCGCCATTTGGTGATTTGGTACACCCTCCATACCCGCCAATACTTAAATCGGTATAACTAGCATGCATTCTACGTTCGCCATTGCCATTTGACGGAATTGCTGTTGGGTAAGACAAATTAGTTGAACTAGGATTGCCTCTTACTGATCCGTTTGCGCCAGAACCTACAGTTACCCCGCTGACTTGGTCAGAATTAGGAGGCGGCCAACCGTTGCTAATGGTGGTGCTCCCATTAGGGAAAAACATCCTAACTATTCCCTGATCAAATTTCTTAACTGGATAGTATAAATATTTGTGTACATCACCGCTAGAGGTTGTGCCATTACTTTTAGTGAATCCGCCGCCGTGATAATAAGGTGGATTAGGGGGGTTTGCAGTACCTGCCCGAAACCCAGTGAAATCATCATAGTTACTTTGATTCGGTTGCATTTCTGGGGAACCATCATCTGTGTAATCTACACGCTCATACCATATCCATGAACGAGTCACCTCAGCATCTTGTAATTGTCTTGTCCCAGTAAAAGTCTGCGCTAAGCGCATTCCGTACTTATATGCGCTTTTGCCGTAATTGTCTTGCGCTTCCAACCCAATAGCCTTTAGGTTTCTAATAGGGTAGGCGTAATCAGAATATATTATTTTGCTGTCTTCAACAATACAGTAATATCCTCCGTTAGTGCCGTCAATGTGTTCAATAATCCATCCATTGGTGAACCCTTCTGGCAAATCATCCACAAATTCTGGGGGTTCTCTAGTAAAGAAGTCGTTTAATTCGTGAATATAATCCGGCTTTGTGTAAGGTAGGTTTACTCCATGCCATTGAGGATTTGTTTTCGAAATCATTGAGCCGCCAGCGCCACCTCCGCCATTGGTTTGGCGAGCTCGCACTACACTATTTATTTCTTCATAACCTGTAGTGGTTGCTCTAGCTGCATTACTTGACTTTGCAACCCTGCCTGCGGCGTAGCCAGGAGTCCTAGTAGAGTAATTACTCTCTCTGTCTCCCCATATGAGGTCGGCCTCAACAAACCGATCAACCAAACTCTGACCTGTTTCTAATCTATCCCAATATTTTAAATTTTCAGTATTGCGGAAGGGGTACCACTTTACATGATTTGTTACCCCGTCAGGCCCTTTATTAGGGTCATTGGTGATGTTGGCATTGTACTTATATGCAGATTTGGACCACTCCTCTACACTAAATCTTGCTGAACCACCTAAACTTCTTCCTGCACCGCCACCGCCGCCAGCACCGACATCTTTGCCGTCTGGGTATCTATAATAACCTGCGGCACCGCCGCCACCGCCGCCGCAAATAGCATAATCTGAGTCACTGGTGACATTAAGCCTAAACTTTCCGTCATGATTAACTCTTAATCCAGTTGACCCGTTTTTGCCGTTTCTTTGATCGCTGGCACCGTCATACTGCGCATCTCCTCCATCGCCACCGCCGCCGACAATTCTTCCCCCTAAATTTAAAAGTATGCTGATACGAGAAGGTATTCCGTCAATATCAAATGCTGGGCGATTGCTATCCGGACTATACACTACAGTACCTTTCGGAATAAAAAATTCAATTTGATTCACTTCATCTGGTTTATCTTGATAAATGCCGCTTATCTGTAATAAATCCTTTGCGGTAACTAGCGGAATAAAATTAGTTTTTCCGACCTGACTTCCGGGTTCATCTAGTAGAAAATCGTTATCATTATGATCCATATTAGATACTGTGCGATCTTTTGTTACGGTGATGTACAGTTTTCCTATTGAAGCGTCAAAAGAGTAGCCGGGTGTTGACTCCTTTGTTGTGCCGTAAAGATCAGAGAATGAAATAGATTGTCCTGACTGCGGCACAAATGAATTTTCCGCTATACGAGTTTTTACTCTGTATTTGCCAGTTGTCGCATTTCCAGTTCCTTCAACATGAACAGTATCGACAAATGCCTCTCTTTCCGTTGTTCCATCAGTGATAACACCCGACCCACCAGGTTGGGCGTTGATTACACCATAGTCAAGAATAGGACCGTTCTCAACAGGTTCAGCTCTTACAATCATTTTATTATTCGGGTCGCTAGGATCTTTTAGTGCATAAATACCAGCACTATAATTATTATTGAAACCCCTATCAAAATTAGTTGATCGCATAAAGTTTTCATTACGATAATATTCTCTTAATGAAGGATCTGAATCTCCTCCATGCTCGGTTTTAATCTCGGACATACTAAGGGCACTATCGGCACGGCCGTCGCTGTCTGCATCTCGATATGTTTTAATAGGCATTAGAGGTTCCTTTAATTACCTTTGAGGTCATCAACCTGCTGTTTCAATTCTTTAATTGCTTCAACAAGTAACGCAATTGTGTTATCATACCTAACTGCCATTTTGCCTTCTTCAGTTTCATACACTGCTTCTGGTAACACTTGTTGTAACTCTTGAGCAATGACACCAGGAACTCGTCCTTTTTCAGGAGCATCAATATAGTTAAATGTATATCCGCCAATCGAATTAACTTTGTCAAGAGCATTTTCAATAGGTTCGATGTTTTCTTTTAGCGTTCTGTCTGAAAAACTAGCAAATGCAGTAATGTCACCTGCCGCTGATAGGTTTCCGTTTGTCGTATTAAATTCAAACTTAGTATTGCCACCATGATCCTCAAAATCAATTTGATTCAATGCCTTCAACAATATCCTACCTTTTGCTGGTGAATTTCCTTGTCCTGGACCTTGTGACGTTGAATGCTGTCCTGAATATAATATAAGTGTTGAAAATCCGTTTGTGGTAATGTCTCTTTGAATATGAGATTCCTTCGTTAAATGCGTGGCGCTATTCAAATTACCAAAGGAAATTAGTGTTGAATTATCTACAGTTAAACCGAATCCGTCAACTACGGTTCGAGAGGCGGCATCAGCAGGATTCTTTTTAATAAATTCAGTGGCAAAGTTTTTCGTGCTAATTGAATTAATGTGACCGTGCTTATCAAAACCTAAACTCTGGATGCCCGATGTTCCAGAGTTTGATGAAGAATCTGGGCCAGAAGTATTAGCGCCATCCACTGAAACATCATTGTTAGTATGTGAAATTGTACCCGTGTTTTCTATATCATTAAATACGCTACCAGTAATTCCACTTGCTGTTAATCCATCACCTACAGTTATCTGTTCGATTGATTCAATGTCGCCATTGAAAGTCAATGCTGTTGAAACTGCTGCGCCACCACTAACGGAAAATGAACCCGTCACATCACCAGTAAAGGTTATAGTTTGTGCGGTTTCAAATGCAGATGCTGTCGTACAGTTACTGGTTATTTGTGCAGGAAGAATTGAATCGTTAATTACAACATTCGTACCCGTCAACTCGCCAGGAGTATTTCCTGTCGATCTTGTGAACGTAAATATGGCATCATTTTCACCTGTATTGCTTCGACCAAATATTTGAAGAGATGCATGTTCTAAAATACCTGAACTGTCAAGATCGACAGGACCTATTGCCCAGGTGTTATTAGCGGCAACACTAGCATCTGTTCCTTTTACAAATTGAAGCGTATTACTTAAACCAGAAGCAGGAACATATAGTATTTGCTTTTGATTAAACTCGACAACATCGTATTTAAGTTTTAAATTGTCATTAGTGTTTAATGGCGACAATACATTTGTTTTGACACCATCAGTTGTGTCATCAGTTCGTATATGTCCTGCCGTAATAATGTCACCAGTGTTTCCTTGACCAGATCCCATAGTAACAACATTACCTAAACCTGTAATTATGTCATTGGTTTTTGTCCACCACTGTTGAAATGTATCATTAGTATTAACTTGATTTATATTAGTTATTGCCATTTTTCTCTATCTCTTTTATTCTGCATTTTAGATTTTCAACACACTGCTCTAATTTATCAACTTTTTCCAACAATTGATTAAATTGCAACTCCTTTTTATTACGCATTTTTGCGGCTTTGTACGATGCAACATCATTATTAACTAATGCCGAGGTTTCGGTTCTTGTATAATGATTCTGGCTCATCATGTCAATGCAATCGCTCTATAGTCATACACATGCGGGAACACATTTGTACCTATACTAGATTCCTCATGTTTAAGCACGATCTTAATCTGGAATGCATCAAAGTCAGTTATTGAAGCACTCGTATTAGAAATGAATGCTGCTTCGTCAAATGAATATTCAAATTCACGAAAATCATTCACATCACCAGAACTCGAATACATATTAGGCGATTCGTTTGTCAATGAAACATAATCTGTATATGCATCAGGATTACTCGGCAGTAAGAATCTTGCTTGTACATCAATCACAGAACCTGCCGGCCTAAATGCAGCAAGTATCACCCTCAAACCTTCAGCAGGATGTTCTGGCTGCAACACTACAGGCTTAGATACATATTGCGAAGTGTTGTCACCAACATTTGATAGAACATAGTTATATGTTTGCGCTAAAGCTAAAGCATTGTCAACTGTCGGCGATACTAACCTGAAGTCATTGTTGTCTAATGTCACACGGAATCTTAGTCTGTCAACTGTGTTCGTGTTACCGTCATTAATAATATTTTGCTTAGACGGAATAAATCTTTGCTCTGCTGATAAATACGTTGATTGGCCAAATGCAATTTGTTGCCCAGAATTCCCATCACCCAAGGCTGAATCATATGCTGATGTATGTTTAAATAATTCTAATGAAGTTCTTGTTCTTAGAGTATTTGATTCCATTACCATAGGTTGTATATACGATATAGGAGAGTCATAGATTGTTTGAATTCTTGCAGTTGCGCCCGATTGCGCACCTGTAATTATATGATCTCCGCCACTTAAGTATTGTGAAGAAGCAGTAGAAGTACTTTCTTTAATCGAAAGTTTAAGTCCTTCAATTCTGTCAAAGTATGCAACCTTACCACCGATGCCCTGCGTGACTGCACAAGACCCTACAGTAAATTGATTAGGCGGAGCATCTTGTAATCGAATTGTATGAACAGCAGTTGTGCCGGTACCTACCGTAGAGATCGAATCCACCACACTAACATGGTTGGTTGTCGCCTGAGTAAGTATAAGCAAACTTCCTGCTGTAATGAACGACTGGAAGTTTGCTGTTTGATCACCGTTCAAGCCAGTAACAGTCAACTTTCGATTTGATAAAATGTCTGCATTAAACTGAACACCTGCGCCAGGTTGACCTGCTTGAACATATGCAATTTCGTCATTAATGAAACTACCCACTGTGTCAGAGATAGTAAAGAATTCCATATCATTCGGAACAAGATCAATTGTTGCAGTATTCTTCGAAAATACTTTCTTATAGATATGGAATTTGATATCTTCGTTCTGGTACGATTTCCATGCTCTGTTATTCGTTGATGTGAACAACATGCCCATACCCCAGTCAGTAGCAACACGAATACTATCGTCAGTAATAAGAGATTCGCCAACTTTTGCGGTATAGATGAAGAAGTCAGGATCAGTTGCATCCGGTATCAAAACGATAGCATATTCTTTTCCAACTTCAAGTTTGATAGGGTTGTCAAACTCAATCGTTGTTGTGGCAGTAGCATCATCAGACACATTGATTAAATCCCATTCCATATGTTTAGATGCGAAAGGCAATAATTTTGCAGTCGGGTATCCGTTTTGAACTTCTCGTATCTGTACTGTAATGCCGTTCTTTCTATCTGCCGGCGACTTGCGTCTAAACCAAACATCAAGTTTGTCAGTAAACATATATGCCGATCCTTCTGCTTGTGCAGGATCAACGAGGAAGGTTTGTGCCAAAGGATCGAAATGAAGATACTGTGTGATTTCTCTATCAACCAAGAAGATCTCTGATTCAATTTTAATGTCAGGTTGTCGTATATCCATACCAATCGATGTTTTTTCAATTGCAAAACTATATGCATGATATGTTGCTCTGCCGAATGATGTTCCTGCTGAGTCAATACTTTCAAATTGATCAGAATCTGAAATAATTAAATCTGCATCACCTACAAAGAATGCTCTTTCAGGTAAGTCAAACACGGCAAATAATTTTCCGAACTCATCTGTTTTAACAGCAGTTCCTTTTGCGCCGGCTCGATAAACATCTTTTGCTTTAATACTTCTTCCGCCATTACCTGATACAATATCACTCTGGTAAACGCCGCCAGGTGAAGTATGATTGTTTACTGGTTTGCTGTCAAAATAGAAGAAGTGTTGCGTATTAGGTCTCAAACCTGCGCAATAAACTTTGATCGACTTTGAGTTCATATATGGTTTCATTGAGAAATCAGATATGTATGTCCCTAAATCTAATGACTCGTTGTATGAATTAATAGCTAAACCTTCCTTCAAATAGCTATCTTGATAACTTGTTGTTTGATTGTACCCTTTTCTGCTAACCTTTTCTAGCGTCTGACCTGTGAACTGGGTTCCCATATATGTGTCTTGTGTTATGGGCGCTATTTGTTGAATATTCTCTAGTAAGTCGTTGAACCCAGAAGCCAGATCTATTTCAACATTAACAGCAGGCGCATTGGTCACATCATATCCAGCATCAAACTGTGGCGCAAGTTGCATGTCACCGTTGAATTTATAGAAATTCGATGCCAGGTTTCTGAATGTTGTTGCATTTTCCTGGAACAACAATGTCTCTCTTTCAGATGAAGATATTGTTGTTATGTCATCAAATGTTGTAACATTTGACGTTGTGTCTACTTTCAGATCCACTGGAATTTGTTCCAGAGCAGGTGCTAATATTCTTCTTCCTTTATGAATAGATGCCCTAAAATCAGCATCAGCTAAATCAGCAACAGTGTGATCCTTGAATTGGTCGACTAATATTCCGTTTTTGAATCTATTATTACCATTTGCATCAGGAATAAATTTGTCTCTAGTGTCTTGCTCAAGTATTGATAATGCTAATATTTCAACTGTGTTGTTGACTTTCTTTTCAAGACGCTCAATGTCTCGCATCGTATAGTTGCGAGTTGTATTTCTGCTCACCATTATCGCATTAGTGTCTTGCTTAGATATTTCCTTACCAGGAACAAATATGTCAGCGATGCCGAAAACTGTGTTTGTAGAAACTTTACCAGGTGTGTCTGCGGGTTGCCCTTCAATCAACACAAAACTTTGCGACTTATCAATTGCAACCTTATCAAATCTCGCTAGATAATATTCTTGTGACGAAGTGATTGTGGTTCGATTGACAATCGAAACAGGCGGCCTGTTCGGATCGAATTGTAATGTCTGTGTGGTTACAGGTGCAGCATTACTTGCAGATGTGAAGTATTGAGTGGTTGAATCAGCATAAGGTCTAAAGTCATAACAATTCAACAAATTAAATACATCACCATCCTTGGCAGGATGTGCTTTGATTATTTCAGCAGCATTAGTTACTCCAGAATAGCTATTAGGAGTTATATATCCGCCGTTTACAGTTCTTCGAAGAGCAACAACATTTACTCTGATGGCAGTAACATCTGCCTCCATAGATTTGCCTTGCTTCATTTGCAAATATGAAATGCCGTAATAGCCGTCTTGTGCATTTTTAACAAGAGCAAATTTGTGTGTTATATCAACCCACGTGCCGCCGTCATCATATTCTACTTTATTGAGTTTAACACAGTTAGGGACACCTGCACTACCATAGTTTGTTAATTTATTAAATGTTGTCGATAGCCAAATAGATTCATCTTCTAATGTGTCGTGCGTGGTTCCTTGTACTCTTGAATCATAGTAAACGCTACGCAATACTTTTCCTGCAGGGAAAGTCGCTTCAATGTTGTTTGTGCCTTGCAATAGTGTTGCGTTTGTTGCTTCAACATATTCATTAGTTGTAGTTACTGCAAACACGCCGCCAGAAGGTAACCCAATATTAATGATAGGCGTCTTTATTATGTTGCCTACGATTACCTGGTTAATTTCAAGTGTCGCATCAATATTAGTTTGTATAGGTTCATCATATGTTGCAATTTCTTTTTTAGTAAAGGTCACATCAGTCACGCTTTTCATTGCTGAACGACCAGTTTTGAAAATAACAGCACCAGTGTTAGCAGAAACAATATTGCTAATATCGCTTGTTGCGATAACAGCAGTTTTAGATGACGCTTCAGTTGACCCAATAAATCCTATAGTATTGAATTTGCTTGCAGATACTTTATCAATAGCATACACATAGATTCTTACTTTGTTTCCGCCTATGGGATCAATACTTCGAATAGAGCATGTTCCGATAGCGTTATCATCTGTTCCTTCTGTATTGCCATCAGCACTGGGATTATAATCTGTCGCATATAAATTGTATCTAGTTTTAAAGTTAAAGTTCTCTAAAACAGGTGTACTGCCAGACACATCAATAGTTAACCATGCTCCGTAGTCTGCACCTGTTGATTGATTCGACTTTAAATTGGTCACAGTTGAAGGCGTGATTTCTAATCGTTGTCTGCCTACTGTATTTACTTCATTACCAAATGCGTATGCTTTACCTGGACCTATGACAGCATAAAACTTTCCGTCATCTTCGTCTTTTTCTGTTGTTATCTCGAACCCATCAACAACATAGTTACCTGCTTCGTCAAAGGTTCGTTTTGCAAGTTCCTGCTTAATAGAATTAAATTGTGTATCACCACGAACAAAGACTGTTTCGCCTCTTTCTATTCTTAATAAAGAAAAGAACTCTGCTGGGCGTGATGTTGTAGTATAAACTGCTAACTTCGGCCGCAATTTTAATCGATCAGCACCCGGAGCATTTTGATTGTTGAATCCTTGAGCATTATCAAGCAAAGATACGTCAAGTGACGAATCAACAATTGTTTCTTCGATATTAAAACCGATAGAGATGTTATCAGGATTAGGTGTGTATTTGGATGCAATGAGTAATTGTGGTTCAACGTAATTGAAGTGGCCGTTCTGATATATGATACCGTCTGTTACGCTTACCGCAAGCGAATTGCCTACGTTATTGACTGTGCCATCTGTTGAAGTCGATAATGCAACAGTAACCGTAGTAACATCAACTTCAATGCCTGTTGAGTTTGTAACTTGTACAAGATTCAATAGCTCGCCGCCAACAAACTGTTTAAACTCTACACCTGTGTTCACATCAGGAGTGTTTGACTTTAAATAATTAAGAAAGAATGTTTTGAGATCCGGTGCATCAGTTTGGAATCCGTTAGCGCCAGCAAGAACCTTTGCTCTTAGCCCCGAGGTTTGACCCTCAAGCACATAAGTAATATCATCTGTTGATGCATATATTGTTAAATCAGAAATGCCAGATTGATCATTGACCTTAACGAATGAAACTTGCTTATCGACAGTAGGGTTTACACCTTCAATAATTGTGCCGTTCTGATACACATTATTACCAAATCTTTCAATTTGATTTTGAAGGATTGTTTGCAGTTGAGTCATCTCTCGTGCTTGTACTGCTCGTGCGGGTTTAAACAATACACGAACGTATTGTTTTGTTTCATCGTAGTCATCATGATACGGCGCAGTATTTAAATTTGTGTTAATGCCCATTTAATTTACTCTTTCCTTTAAAAGTCGAAAATAAGTTTTACTTTTTCTTTGGATGATTCTGTTCTCGTAATAGGATCAAAATCAACGAAATGTAACAACTCACCAGTGAACGGTGTGTAAACACTTTGTATAACACTATTTATAGTGCTACTGAAAGCAGTGCTTGAAGATTCTTTTGTTTCTTTTATTTCAATGTTTGTATTAGTGTTAAATGTTTTACTATACGCACCTACTGCGTCTGTTACATATAACTCTGTATGCGTTAAAGATCCTGTGTTTGTGGGATCGGTATATTTAACTTCGTGAATAATGCCTTCACATGTTTCACCGTTCTCAGTTTGTGCTATATAAAATCCTGGCGCCGCTTGCGCAGTTGTCATTTTAACATCTTTGACAATTTTAATTCTGTTATCAAGCGTATTGGGTATTTCCATAACCTTACCGCCGTTTGTGTCAGTATTGATTACTTTCGCAGCAATCACTGAACCTACAGAATAAACGACACCTGTTGTACCTGCGATTGTATTCCATGCCGCTTGTTGATCACCGACACCAAGATTAGTGATTTTATAATTGTTGTTCAATTGTGTTTTCAAATCATCTGATAAACCTGCTCCGAACGTGTCAACAATTCTGAAGTGAGGGTTCTTAACAACTCCAACTTCAGTATAGGTATTTGTACTAGGAGTATTTGTCGTTATATCGCTAAGGAATGTTGTCACTGTTTCAGCCCGACTCATAAACAATTCGTGAATAGGGTCAAATCCATGGCCGCCATTAGGAGAATGAATTACACGGATTTGTGATCCTTCAATAGCAGTGCCTGCAGGTTGTCCTGGCTGTTGCAATTCAGCAATTGCATAGTCATATCCCGAACCTTTTGTTTTAAAATTCACATTTAATAAATTGCCTGATGAATCTATAACACCGTATGCAAGCGCTTGAGTTCCTGAAGCGTCATTGGGTTTCGATACTTGTATCTTAGGCAACACTTCTACTGATTGATCAATAAACGAATTGGGAATACTTGATGTAGTCACATCAATATACAATAATTTATTTCCTGCAACAGCAAATGCTGGAGTTGAACTATCAACAATATCTAACAATGAGCCATCAGCGAGGCGCAAGTACATATTCTTATATTCACCGGAAGTTGATTTAACTTCTTGAGTAGTTGTAAGTTCAATTCTATATGTTGTGGCATTCAGTGATACTGCTGAAACAACAGTTGCCTGTCCGGGACTACCTACAGGTCCTACAACATACGAACTAAATGCTTCTGCGGGTGATGCATCAACTATAAGATCTCCTATACCTTGTTGAGCAGATGACGATACAGTCGTGCTTGGAATATAGGGTAAAAAATTTGCTGTGCCGAATGATATGTATTCTGCGGGAGGAACATCAAACATATATTTCCACACATATCCATCTTCTTCGGTTGTTTCATAATTAGTTGATGTTGACAAAGCGGTCGAAGGACTGTTTACAGAAGGTTGTCTGCCATTGTTACGAATACATTTAAAAACTTTATACGATGTTTCGTTTATCGTTCCATCAAGAACAGTAATATAAAAGTTTTTCGAACTCATATCTTGACCATCATCAAATGCATCATATATTGTACCTGATGCCCAGGGTCGTCTTTCAAACATATATCTTACATCAGAAATGTCTATCTTATTGCCAAAGATAACCCTACGTTGGAATTCACGAATGTCATTTTGACTATTAATTATGGCAGTTGCATCAGCGGTATGTGATGATGCCATAATGTAATAATCATTTTTAGCAGCGTCCGCAAAAGAATCTACAAACTCATTTGTAGATTCGATTCTAAAACTTTCAGTTACAACCTTTGCCATGTAAAAATTTTCCTAAGTGTTTGTTTTATTTATGAAGATAATCATGAATTAAATTCCACAACTACTGTATCTGGTTCTTCTAATTCAAGTACAAATCGTGCAGGTATGACATAAGCATCGCTAGGCAATCCTGTTCCGTTTACTATAGGAACAAATCTTGTGCCGGGCAAGAATGTTCCACTAGTGCCAGCAATGGCCCCCCAGGCACCATTTCGCAGGTTGGCATCAGCAAATGTTCCTATGCCAACAATAACATATGGTGTACCTACTTCGAAATCACCTGCATACACATACTCGTGATTCAAACCAAGTGAAGAATAATCAGCACCTAATAGCGAACCATCTCTGCTTGCTATTTCAATATATTGTGTGGATCCGTCATCATTGCGGACTAACAATTCTTCTCGTCTATTGAACCGTATAACACTTGAATCAACTCGTGGGCCAATGTCGTTAGAAGTTGAAACCAAAGGTGTCCCGAAGAACTTTGTTCCTGCTACATGAACAACATCTTTTAGAGTTTTTTCATATACGCTAGGGTCTAGGATTGTCGCAACATCGTATGAATATTCTTGATAATAATCATTGTCATGAATATATCTATTCGAATCAGATAGATGTGAAGTCGTTGTTTCCCATTTACCTTCTGTTATACCTGCGTCTGTGACAGTAATTTTTGCTGAACCAACCCACGCATTATATTTATCTTCGTTCTTAGAGTCATTATTTATTAACTTGACTTCTTCTCCTGACGTATATCTAAATCCTGATTTAATGACATCAACACCCACAATCCTTCCTGCCAAATAGTTCGCATCGCCTTCTACAACAGCGTTTCCTCCTAAGTTGTCATACCCATTAATTTTTACAATAGAAGTGATCGATATTGTGTTGCCTGAAAATTCAATAGAGGAACCATTAATATCAAACCCGTAAAAACTTAAGGGTTGAAATATAAAACTATCTTCTTGTTTACTTACAAGTTTTGCTTTTGCAGTATAGGGAATTGTTCCCCCTGAATTAATAAACTCGTCATTCGAATCTTTTGTCAAATCAGGAACTTGAATTGTTTGCTCTAAGATGTCTCCAATCTGCATACCGAAGTTAGATTTGTTAAACCTCAATGCGATTGTCGTGTAATCAAACTTGTACATATCATTATTTCTAATGTATGCTCTTGCATCATTTTCATAACCTGAACCTGATGATGTTACTTTAATTGTATCAAGCGATCCTAGTTCAGTTGTCTTAGATCCTAATGCATCTGCTAGTCGTGATCTATAATCTGAATACGATGCGCCTGACATTCTATAATTGTTATCTGTTCTGCTTAGAACTGTTCCTGTCATATTCGCAAGGTTGGGAGGCGGATAATGTGCATCCCATTGTTCTTCAGTAATACCAAATGTTGTTCCCGGTAAATTATTTTGGGCACCAAAGAAAGGATGCGTGAAGTCAGTGTTACCTGATGTGATAATCTCATAATCCTTGTTGATTACAAAACTTTTAAGTATCCCATCGTTTACCCAGTCGCTTACATCTTGTATCGGCGGTAGCGGGAATGAAAGATACCTACTTGCAAAATCACCAATCACATCTGTAAAGAATGTAACAGTTTCTGTATTGTTAAATGTTTCGAAATCAAACTTTGCTGAATCATTAAAGTCACTTATCGCATTGACTGCAAATGGCCCTTTAGAATTGTCTAGGCCAGCAAGATATTGATCAGGAGTAACTACAGCTATTGCTCCTGCATAATCAGGAATATCTGCTAGTTGCACAACCTGAGTTAAATCAGCACCATTCCTTACATGGAAAGCACCTTGATAATATGTTCCACCTTGCTCAGGTCCTAATGGTGACGTAAAATCATCTGCAGAAAATGTTGTAGGATCGTAACCTGCATATGATGATACAAACAATAGTGGATATTCATATTTTACAACTGTTGCGGTGCCGTACAATCTGTAATCAGTGGTTGCCTGTCCTGTTGCCTTATCCATCATACCACCGAAATCCCGATTACCAAATGGGCCGGAATATACACCCGCATTCGTTGTGACAATATCACCAGGGTTTATTGTTCCTACTGAAGCAGCATCAATACTAAGAACTAATACTTGACTTGATATTAATATATCGTTATCATTGACTTGTGCAAATGTTTGTCCACCCAAAGGTTGTGTTGTATCATAACCCCAACCGCCATCTTCCAATTCCCATTCAATCGTACCTGTAGGGATAGGAGATATTTCACGAACAACTCCTTCACCGCCTTCACCATATAATGACGATTCAAGTTTTAGTTTATCGCCAACCTTATTACTTGCAGTTGCATCTTTATTTAATACTTCTGGTTTTGCAACAGAACCGTATATCAATTTGCCTGGAAACGAATCAACACCTGCTCGTGTGACTTTCAATGCATCATCAGAATTGAATTTGCCGTATACGTTTGAGATATACCCTACCGGAACCTGAACACCATCAATATTATAGAATACAATCTCGTCAATAAACGCAGTTGCCTTCGTTGAATCCCCTTCGATAATATCACCCCTTTGCACAGGAAAGGTGGCGGTGTTCGATATAGGTTTAAATTCAAGGTACGTAGAGAATGCCCACTTCGAATCAGACAATGTTAATATAGAGGACGCTGGGTAATACGTTTCAATTTCTTCTTTATAAAACATTCTAAACATTAATTCTAATGCTTCTTGTGTACCTTTACTGCGATATAAATCAGCAATGTTCTTTACAATAAACGGAATGTCTTGTGTAGATGACTCGGGAAATGGTAACTTATGCAGATACTTATCTTTAAAGTGCTTAAGGAACTGATCTAATGTATTATCAATATCCCCTATAGCACTAAAGTTTCTTTCTGCCGTGCCGTCAAGAAATTCATAATACGACTTTACAAACTCAATAAAATCGGGACCATCTTCACGATAGATCTTCGGGAATTGATCCGCTATGTGACTCTTGATCGAGGATGGTCGATATTCCATTAAACTGCCCTTGTAGTAACTGATGTATCTGATTGACGTATTCTAAAGATACGATCCTTTGGTGCTGTAAAGTCACGATTCGCAGGAGTCACAATTATTTGAATCGCATTACCTTCAAATGAAGCAACAATGAAATCTTTTAGTATGATTTGCCCTGATTGATAATCAATAGATCCTACACTCTTCTTATATACAGAACGTAATGGATCATTCGCAACAATTGCTTGTACTACGCCATTACCATCATCCTGTAATTCAACAATCGTATTATCAATTACGAATCGTGTAGATGATACTGCGGGCTTATAATCTAATAATCCGTTTGTTGTGTTAAATGGATATGGTTTCAATAACTGTGTATTGAAATTAAATATAGGACTTTCTATTGTACTCAATGCAGGTTTATAATCAATCATTGGATTTACATGTGCTGATATTGATACGATCGAATCATCACTCAACGATAATTCATAACTCAGATCAGATAAACTTAAAGTCGAAGCAAACGTATTTAAATTGTTTTCGTTGTACGTAGCGAGTGCATCTCGAACGAGTGCTTCTAAGGCGGCCGGAGTCGATAATGATGTATTCCGACTATAAGTCACATTGATATTTGTCTTCCCATATATGAAATCTGCTTCTTGGAAAACTGGCTCAATGGTTAACGGACTCTTTGTTTTAATATAATCTTTATATAACGCAAGTTCAGTATCTGCAGCACCATCACGACCTTGTACATCAACAACAACAATCACACGACCAAACTGTGGAGGCGTTGCTTCGTCACCACCAAACACACTAATGTTTTCAATCTCAGGAAACTGTGTCTTAAGCAATACTTCGTAATCACTAGCAGTTACAGCACGATCCTGAACTTGAAACGCTTTTGGAGCAAACTGTTTCACGGATTCCACTGATTCAGCATCTGCGCCGCCTACGGATAATCCAACAGGAGTCACAGCAACACTCGATGCCCCTATTGCTCCTGCATTAATAGTAAATGATTTAACACCATTTGCTTGCGCACCAGAGGAAACACGATACGATACTTCAATGACATCTGTAGCAGTTGGTTGATAACCAAATAATGTTTGTCCAAATTGTACCGAGTATGTATCATTTAATTCTGGTTGTAGATAGAATACTTTATCATTTTGACCTACACCGAATATACCTGTCTTATATGCGTACTCATCACCATTCACAAATACACGAATAGAGCGAGTATCAATTGATGAATTACTGAGTGTCGTATTTGTATGTGTTAATACTTCGGTGATATTACGACCTTCAAACACCGCCATATTATCAATACCAAATGTATTCCCACTAATACGTGTAGCAATATGTGCTTTAGTTGCTAAGAAGTTGTATGATATATTACCACATCTACCTAAGAACGAAGCCCCTCGTGGAATAACAAATGTATTCCCTGTTTGACTTGATGTGATAGTTAAGTTTAATAGCGAACCAGATGATCTCTTACTACGTGGTAAATAATTTAATTCTTTTGCATGAGATATAATACTGTTCTTTAATACAGCACTATCAAGGAATGTTTCCCCTAGTGTCATATTATAGTATTGCATATTATTATAAGCATTATATGCCATAATGTCAACCAATACATTCATATTCGAACCCTGGAAATCGTAACCTACAAATTCATCTTGATTTGTCAAATGTGCAATCAAATTATCCTTGACATCGTTGAAGTCTAGATTCGTGTATGGTGCTATCTTTGCCATTTCTTATCGTGTCCTATCTAACAGTACCTGAAATGATACTGGGTTATCTGTATTTATTAATCGAAACAATATTGTTACGTATACTTGATTGCTATCTATATCCCCTAGTACATCAACACCTAGTAGATCACATCGTGGTTCGTATAGTTCAATCGCCTCTTCAACAACAGTTTTAATTAAATCATATGTTTGTGGTGTAGCATTTTCGAATAATAATTTATCTAAGTCACACCCAAATCCTGGTTGAAATGGACGTTCTCCTTTATTCGTTAATATAATATTTTTTATGCTTTCTTTAATAGCATTCTCATTTATCTTACGTGCTATATCTTCTTTACCAGGAATGATCGTCAGATCCTTGAAGAAATCCGATGCCACGATACGTTTGATTTTATTGGGTGTAGTTGCCATGTCTTATTCCTGGGTTTATATATTATTTATGTAGGTTGCTTCACGGCGTAGTAGTAATGCCACAAATCACTTTCATGCCGCCTTATCACACCAGACACCGAGTCGGAATATATACTACTTAATGCTTGTACTCGTGCATCACTAGCCCCGGGTGTTGATTCTATTGCGTTGTTGTAATCTGCCTTTAGTTTCTTACCTAAAATACCGCCTCTCTTCATATTAGATATAATGATACTGTCTTTGTCTGCAACAATAAACTTAACACCAGCACGACTAGCTGCTATAGCATATGCCAATGCATTCTCAACACCTTCCTCAAATTCAATTTTTATATTATCGCCTTTTCGTTGTGTCTTATGCTTACCATCAAAGTGGAATGCTCTATTCACTTTAATATCCGTACCTAATTGTCGTGCCATATCTAATACCTGACACCATAACTTTGTTTTTGTCTTTGTCCAACCTGGTCCTGCTGCCCCTGTATCACGACCCGCCTTATCAAATGGTGTTTGAATACCCGGGTGATTCGCACCGGTAAATATTATAGGTCCTACGCCGCCAGTAATAGACGTATCTGTTTGTAATTGTTTCACATATTTTTGTTCATCTTTCGGCAAATGCTTTGCTTTATATACTTTTGGATACGTACTATATACGTTTATTTCAAATTCTTTAATATCATCATAGGCAAATTCATTCGACATGCCTACGCCATCTTGCAATTCACCGTATTGTAACATCTGATTTGCCACAAGATCATGCACATTTGAACTCAAATTACGTTGTGTATTTGTATATTCTTCTTTTTTCGATTCAACATCAGCAGGATCCATACGTGTCGCACCTTTAGAAACTGTGTCTTGACTCGCTCTAGCACTCATACTTTTAGCGGATGCTTTGGTTTGTTCAACGGCGGATGCGGTCAAAATCAATTGCTGAAGTGGTTTCTCGCTCGAAGATTGTATAGCTTCACTCACTTGACACAAGCGAAACATCAATAATCCTAGTGCTTTTGCGTCTAATTTATCGAATCCAGACCCTATATTCGCAATCATTTTCTCTACACCATCCATCATTCCGTTCTTATTCTTGTCGGATGTGAATGCATTTACCTTATCTATTGCCTGTTGAATGTCGGCACTTATCTCTTCTAACCCGGCAGTTATCGATTGTGCTTGCTTTTTAACCTTCTCAACTACCTTATCTATAGCATCTTCTAATGATTTCTTAATACCTTCTAGTGCTAATTTACTCTTTAACTGTTCTAAAATTTCATCTATTGTAGGTATGCCGTCTAGATTAAACCCTGGCATGTCCCCTAATGAATCTGCTTTCTTCTTTAATGCTATTAATAGTCCCCCTATGAGAGCAACCTTCAATGCGAATGCAGCACATTGACCCGATGATAATGATGCCCCTATGTTCGCATCAAAGAAATCAGACATCAATCCTAATGTCAAGTCAATATCAGCAGGTATTTGAGCACCGGGTGTCCAATTCGACATATCTAATGATACTTGGCCAGGCAATCCCCCTGATAATGCCGCTCCTGTTTCCGTTGCGAATATAGCAACTTCGGCAGTCGATATAGGTCCTACTGATAACCTTTCATTTAATTTAGGATATTTGTTCGCAAACATATCCCCTGTAACAGTCGCAGGTGGTTCTGTAACACGTTGTTGACTTGCCTTTTTATTTAATTCTTCTGTTACAGCAGATAGTGTTGCCCCATCAATGTTCTTTGCAGGATCAGATAGATTCAGAAGTTCATCATCAGTTAATATATTACTAAATTGTTCTCCTGCATCCTTAACTGCGAGGGCAAATTGTGTTGGGCATTGCTTATCAGTCATAATTAATCTTCAACTCCTGGTGTTGTTGTTACAGGAGGATTCGTATTCGTTGGATTAGGTATCGTACCAACTTGATCCTTCTGTTTAAATCCTTTACCTTCACCTTGACTCTTCGGCGGAGTAGGTGCGGCACCGTGTAATACAAGGTTGCCTTCAGCAAAGTCTTCCTTATTCACGCCTAATGCTTTAATTAATTGTTTCTTATCATCATCACCTGATGCATCTATAGTTCGTGTTGTGCTTGCGATTTCTGCTAATAACGAACTAGCGGATGAATTTGGATCAATTTCGCCTACTGCGCCACCTTCTGCCATACGAACAACATCATCAATATAAGTTGTTGTACCATTTATGTGCGTAGTAGCACTGCTGTCAATGGCCATTTTATTCGTAGACTTTAAATGCATTTCATCATTTGATACTAAATGCATTTTACCCGTACTAGTGTAGCGCATACCTGCTGATGATTTAACATCAATGAAACCTTCTGAGTCTTCAAGCGCTGCACTGCTAGGCGGTGATCCTGCAGGGGTTCCTTTAGATTCGATACGAATATTATTTGCGCTTTGTATATCGATTTGACCTAAATGATGTGTATCGGCATCAGTAATACCTTCGACTTCAGGATTCGCTTTAACCTCTGTAGCAATACGAAGTGATCCCGATGTCATATCTATGTTATTATTACCACCTGTAGCGTATAAGTAGATACCGTTATTGTCTGCTTGTATTGTTGTGAGATCAACAGATTGTATTTTTAATTTACTCTCGGTAACAATATTAAAGTCGTTAGCAGAGTGTTGTTGCATATCCGCATGTGTATTCAATATCATCTTGGCGCCTGAGTTAATCGTTGTTTCGCCACGAGAAGTTAATGTAAAGTTTTCACATTCAATATCAAGATCGCCACCAAAGTGCATTTTACCATTCATGTCAACTTTTAATGTATAATCTTGTCCGATCATCGTATTCACATCACCCATGGTATCACTCACAACACCACCGCCGATCATTTGTTGTAATCCTTTCATGCCAGTCGTTTTAATTAATATATCGCCATCATCATTGAATTGTATAATAGAACCCGTATGATGTACAATTTGTAAACAACCTTCTTCTGTTAATAAAACATATTGCTGATCATCCTTAGACGATAACACACGATTGTCAAGATCTCTTTCTGGTATCTCACCTAACTCTTCTTCATGTTCACGACTGTATGCGTCAACCATTTTTTGATCTTGTGTTCTAACTTGTGTAGCAGCTGCAAGTATTCCTTCTATTTCATCAATGCCTTCGCCACCCAGAGCAGGATGTAAAGGAAACTTACCGAATACACTCGCATCTGATGTATACTCTGCCTCTTCAGTTCCGTTAGTATCAGTACCTGCAGGAGCCTGCGAGTTATAGCCTGGGATACGACCTAAGACAATAGGATGCTGTCCTTGCGCACCATCGAGAAACGCACCCAATACCCAATCACCAACTAAAGGCACAGTTGATACCGCACCATATGTTCCATCAACAACAGGCGCCCATGGTAAGTCATCCGCAGACACAACCGCAGGATCAAGATCATGGAATCCTAATGCCTTAACTTTAACACGACCTAAATTCTGCCCATCCTCACGAGCAACCACGAATCCTACAAAATGTGTAAACTGTCCAATACCTGCCATATTATGATCCTGTTATATCCGCTGATGTTGTTGTAGATTCAAATGAAGGGGGTTCAGCAGATCCTGGTTTAATCTTTTTATCACCGCCACCACGTAAAGACTTACTATAAGACATTCGAGTATCCCATTTCGCATCAGTTATCACATGAGTCAATCCAGCAATCATCTGCGCACCACCAAAGTATTTATCCTGTATCCCACCATTCTTCATAGCCAATACAGTATACTCTGGAATCAATACGTTAATACAATTACCTGGATATAAGTTTCCACGACCTTTAATCGATCCTCCCATTAATGATGCATTGAAATGATAATCGAATACAGGTTTCGTACTTAATGTTTCTTTATAATAAGGATATGTTCTATCATAGTTCGCTTGTCGATCATACTGTTCTCCTATGTTAGCATAGTCCTTAAACACATATGTTTCATTAATATGGTTGACATCTCCAGTCGTCTGTGTTATAAACTTAGATGAATTCTGCAACTGTGGATTCGTCTCAACACCTTCGTAACCTAGATAGTTGTCTTTGTAATGATAATAGTAGTGATTGATGTCTCGATTGGATAAGTCGATCTCCGAGACTCTCGCTGAATACGCTTGCGCTTGTATCGCTTCCATTGAGTTGACGTTTGGAAATGTGCCGTTCGATATGAGTTGCTGAGCACGATCTTGTCCATCAGGAGAATTGTCTTCTTTTCCGTTAGAATACTCAAATCGATACGCCTCATCAATTAAATTTAATCGATTCTTTTCTACTAGGTATTCTGTGGTGCAAAAATAGAATTTCTCTCTCGTCTCAAAAAACATGAAATAACTCGATGAATTTTTTTCGCTGTACGCTCGTTTCCCTATCATCTGTATTGCTTTTTGAGGACTTATACCTGGAAACACTATAGTATAACGACTATCTGTGGGTTCTATCTCTATATCTTTCTTTATACTTAATGCATTTCCTGCTTTATCTTTCTTTGGACATAAATCATTTGTTAAATTTAAATAATATTCTTCATATATTGCATTCACCATTTCACTATAAGACATGTTTCTATATGCTTTATTGACTATCTTTGTATCAGAGAATACCTTTTGTGGTGATGTAAAGAATAATCTATATTGTAATGCGGTTTCTTTATTCCCATCAAGCATATCGATTTGTTCGATTGCGTATATAAAATAAGTTTCTTTTTTGAGTTGGGAAGCATCGTTAAATGTTTCGTAGTCATAGTATTCTATATGTAGATACTCTTCTCCCCGCACATGAAAAAAATTACCCTCTGCGTTATCGGTGACTGTATCGTATATCATTCCGTATGAGTCAGCGATATCTATGTACCCTTCAACGTATGGATTACGAATACTCTCGTCTATTGTGATAGCGATATAGTTGTTTAGGATATCTACAGACTCTTCTGTCTCATGAGAAACAAGAAGCAGTTTCGATATTCCTATATGACCCGCCGTGGGTTTGATTTTAGGATTAGTCATTTAGAATAGTTTTCATCTCGTCAATGATTTGATTCACGTATTGCGTTCCAACCACGTTAATATTTCTTTTCTTTTCGTTTTCTTGAACTTCATAGTCGTAGTATCGCATGGCGATGAACTCGGCAGAAGCATATTTTCCGCCTTCCTGTGTTGCTCTAGTGATTCTTAGATCAGGAGAATACTTCGAGGCATAATAAACTATGTTGTCGGTTATTGTTTCGTTCTTTGTCCATTCGATTACTTGAATATCTTCTGGTGTGTAATCTAAATTCAGGTCAGTTTTTGCTTCGAGTGTATATTTTTCTGCGATATAACGCTCGAGTACATCATCAGGTTTCCAAAAATCTGTGTAAGGATCAACAATATCGTTTGCCATTCCTACTAACCATGATAGTCCTGCATCGCCATAATAATTATATGCGACTGATTCCATCGTATCGCCTTCTTCTAATGTATATGGCAGGAATACTAATGAATCACCTTGAAGTTTTGACATGATGTCTGCACGTCTTGACAGATCAACCATCTCTTGTCCGTTCCAATTTACTGTTGGGAATGATTTAAAATACATATGAATTACCTATCGACCGGAAGATTTTTGAAGTAAGATTCTTTAACAGGGTATTTTGATGAGTTACCTGCTGATACATTGCGTTCAACGATCTTACCATCTTTAGTATATATGTTATATTTTTTAACAGAACGAGAACCTTGCCCAGGTATGCCAGTGCCTCCTACCTTTTGTTTATATGCAGGAGCAGTGTCATCCGCCTCAGGACTTTCCTCTTCTGCTTTATTTTCTGTGACAGCATCCGCTTGCTCGCCATCTCCTGCAGGAATAACACCTTCATCTGTTTGGCCATCGTCTGTGCTTTCGCTATCTTTATCAGTAGCAGCGTCTGTTCCTGTTGTTCCAGGTAACCCTTCTGCGAAATCTGCTCGGGTACGAATGTCTGTTTCTGTCGTATTCATCGAGCAACGAATAACAGATGCGGTTCCGCCTTTATTCAATACCATACCTTGCGGAGTATAGTCAACATTGAACTGGTTGACCATTAAAAATTTTCCTGTTCTAAATACTTTTGCTAACCCACCACTAACAGATTTTAATTCTATTGAAATCATTGCAGGATATTTCAACAATCCTCGATTCAATGTATTGCTGAATGTGTCGCTTTCTATTCCTGGAACAGGATTAGCATAAGAAGGGTGAATATAAAAATTAATTAGTCGAATAATATCATCTAATTCTTGTGACTCTTTTAAATTTTTTGGAGAGAAAAGCCATTCGAAGTTGTGAATTTTTAGATCAACCCCGTCGAATATAAGCGTTGTTTGATTGTTAACTGCTGAACCTGCTGATGCTGATAATGCTTGTCCTGCCTGAGGAGAAATCTTTGAACCTGCAACCTTTGCTAAATATACTGCTAAGTTGCCACCTGCCGCAACTGCCCCACCTATGTCTTGCTTCACTCTATCTAAAACAGATGCTGCATCAAATCCTGTTGCTCCCTCTTTTGCAGAAGATGCGTCTGATTTGATATTTTCTATAATATCTCCGCCCATAGACGCACCAGCAATGTCTGCTGTAGCAGCGCCAATAACACCTATTTGTGAACCGCCGACCTCTAATCTAGATGATTCAACAATATTTTGTGGGAGAGGCAATGCAATAGATGCTTTTACGCCATAATCAGATGATCCTTTTTTAATCG